CGCATCGCATGCCGCCGACGAGGTGCGGTGGTGGAGGACACGGCGCGGCATCGGAGCCACCCGCAGATGGCGCCACATCGAGCGCCGCACGGAACGAATCCTGAGGAGAACCAAATGAGTGACATCGACGACCTGTGCGCGATCATCCACCGGGGAATCGGCCTCAACTTCGAGGACCTGGCCGAGGAGATCATCGCCGCCGGATTCCACCGTGACTGCACTGCCACCGACATCGCCGACGCTATCCTCGCCGCTGGCTGGCGGCCCCCGGCACGTGTCACCACCACGGCGGCCGAGCTCGACAATCTGCCGGGCGGATCAGTGGTCATCGACAGCGACGGCTCAGCATGGCGCAAGGGCTCTGACTATCGCGACATCCCGCGATGGTGGCTGGCGGGCGCGCCTGGTGGCGGGGTTGGCTCGTCAATCGTCATAAATCACGCTCCCGTGACCGTCGTCTACACCCCGGAGGAATCATGAGCGCTCGAATCTGGGGAGCGGATGAGACCCATGAGATCACCGGGATCGTGTCCACTCTCGCCATGGATGGCCCCTATGTGGAGCTCCGCGTTGACGGGGACACCATGCCGAGCCACCTCGGCATTCGTGCCACCATCACGTGGCACGACGAGGCAGTCACAATCCCGGGGGCGCCGATACAGGACCCACTCCCAGAGGGGGAATCATGACCGACTCGATCTATCCGGCCGACGCATACCGGCAGGCATGCGACACCGCCAACAAGGCCAAGGACCTCCTCGCGAAGGCCGAGGCAGCCATCGCCCGAGTACGAGAGATCCACCAGCCGGTCGACGCCCTCAACGTGGCCATCGGCAAGGTGCAGCAGGTATGTACCGGCTGCGGCAAGGACGACGGCAACTGGGAGACCTGGCCGTGCCCCACCATCCGAGCGCTCGAAGAAGGAGGCCGACGATGAGTGGCTCTCTGGCCGAGGTGATCTGTCAGGCCGCATTCGACCGCCATGTCCTCATCGACCGCACCAACTGTGAGGCCCTCGCCGCCGCCGCCCGCGCATTCATCGGCGACGAAATAGCGGCAGAGCATGAACGGCTCCACTACTCCACTGAGAACGTGAGCGAAACTCGCCAGCTCAGGGATGCCCAGTGGTGGCACAACGGGATGGTCAAGGCCGAATCAATCGCGAGAGGAGACACGAAATGAACCACCAGAACGAAGCCGCAAAGCTCATCGAGGCGCTGGGAGGACGACTGTGAACCGCGCACAGATCGAGACCGTCTCCAATCTCGCCGCCGAGGTCGTCGGGCTCTGCAAGCTCGCACTCGACCAAATCGACCGCGAGCGACAGGAATATGCCGAGTGGCGCGGCCGCGAGATCGAGCCGAGACATCCCTGCGACCGTTCCAACGGGTCGCGTGAGACCGGAGCTCTGCGGCGGCGATCCATGGACCTCACCCGAGCCCTCGCCGACCTCCGCCGCTGACCGGCGCACCGTCCATCACCCCGGTGGTGGGCGGGACACCAGCCAGCGACCACGAAAGGAAAAACCAATGATCACCGCCAGATTTGCCGCCACATGCCCCGCATGCGCACTCACCATCGCCGAGGGCGCGCCCATCGAGCAGGACCCAGCCTCACGCCAATGGGTCCACCTCGGATGCCTCGAAGAACTCCGCGACACCCGGCTGTCGGAGGCCCCGCGCACCGTCTGCCCCGACTGCCACACCGTCCGCACCGTCACCGGCGCATGCATGTGCGAGGAGGACGCATGAGCAACGTCAAGCAGGCGATCCGGTGCCGCGACATCAGCGCCGTCAGCTCCGGCGCACTTCTGCTGCTCGGCGGATTCGTCATCGGCACCATGCACCCGATCAGCGCGCCAGCAATGGCGGTCCTAGTCGCCGTCGAGCTCGTGCTCGTCGTCGTCTGCTGGGTCGCCGACAGCCGATTCAACAAAGCAATCAAGGAGGACGCATGATGCTCTCACACTGGTCCCGAAGCTCCACGCTCACCCCGCATTCGGTCGACCAGTCACCGGAGGGACGCGGAGACAAGCCTCGCGGCCTGTGGGTGTCCGTCGACGGGGAGGACGACTGGCCGTCGTGGTGCCATAGTGAGGGATTCTGCGAGGACCGCCTGGTCCACAGATTCCGCATCACGCTCGCCGACGACGCCAATATCCTCCAACTCGTCGGCGAGGGCGGAATCCGCTCGCTGACCCAGGAGTACGGCGTCACCCCGCAGGGAATCACCGGCCGATTCGGACTCCGTGACTCGCACTGGATCGACTGGCCGCGCATCGCCCAGCAGTACAAGGGCGTCATCATCTCCCCCTACTGCTGGGGGTCGAGGCTGGAGGTCGCCTGGTACTACGGCTGGGACTGCGCATCCGGGTGCATCTGGGACGCGTCAGCCATCGCCTCGGTCGCCGAGATCCCCGCCACCAGCGAGGTGTCGGCATGAGCGGCCAGCATCGCGTGAACCTCGGAATCACCGACGAGAAGATGCCCGCCTACCAGCGCCTGTGGGACGAGGGACTGTGCGACCTCGAATGGACCAGGAAGGACCTGGCGCACAAGATCGCCGTCTGCCACCAGTGCCCGGTCCGCGCACTCTGCGCCCAGGTAGGACGAGGCGAGGAGGCAGGTGTGTGGGGAGGCAGGATCCACGGCCAGGCCGACGGAGTCACCTGCAAACGCGGCCACCGGATAACCGGCGACAACGTGGCATTCCGCAGCAAAGGTGGCACGAAGTATCGGGTCTGCCGCGAGTGCCGCCGAATCAAAGCCAGAGGCGAATATGCGGGCCGCAGCATCGACGAGCAGTGGATCCACGAAGCAACACAGGAGAAGGCCGCATGAGTCTCACCATCACTGACATGTTCTGTGGGGCCGGCTGATCCGCCACCGGCGCCGAGCTGGTGCCAGGGGTCGAGGTTGCCACCGCCATGAATCACTGGCAGCTGGCCATCGACACCCATCACGCCAACCACCAGCAGACCCGCCACATCTGCGCCGACATCTCCCAGACCGACCCGAGGTACATCCCCACCACGGACCTGCTGTGGGCGTCACCTGAGTGCACGAATCACAGCGTGGCACGTGGCCGCAAGCGCGTCACCTGGCAGGATTCGTTGCTCGACGAGAAGCCGCTCCCGGACGAGGCCGCACAGCGCTCCCGGGCCACGATGTGGGATGTTCCCCGCTTCGCCGAGGTGCACCACTACCGGGCCATCGTCACCGAGAATGTGGTCGACGCCCGCAAGTGGATCATGTTCGACGCATGGCTCCACGCCATGCACAGCCTCGGCTACGCCCACCGCATCGTCTACCTCAACTCGATGCACGCCCAGCTTGGCGGATTGCCGGCGCCTCAGTCCCGCGATCGCATGTACGTCGTGTTCTGGCGCAAGGGCGACAAGGCTCCCGAACTCGAGAAGGTCACCCGGCCGCGCGCCTGGTGCCCGGACTGCGGGTGCATGGTCGACGCCGTCCAGTCGTGGAAGAGGCCCGACCGGCCGTGGGGACGGTATCGCGCCCAGTACGTCTACCGGTGCCCGCACTTCGAGTGCCGCAACCGGATCGTCGAGCCCAGGTGGCTCCCCGCCGCCGCGGCCATCGACTGGTCGATCCAGGGCGAACGGATCGGCGACCGCACCAAACCCCTCTCCCCCAAGACCCTCGCCCGCATCAAGGAAGGGCTCCGCCGATTCGGCGCGCACTCGATGCACCTGGAGGCTGCTGGGAACACCTACGACATGGCGTCCGGCAAGCCCGGCTCCTACCTGCGGGCGTGGCCCACCGACCAGCCACTCAAGACCCTGTCGACCACCGCCACCAAGGCGCTCCTGGTGCCGGTGGAGGGCTGCGACGGCAAGCACGCCCGCCCGGCCACGGATCCGATGCGCACCAAGACCACGAGGTTGGAGACCGGACTCCTCACCCCCTACTACGGCGCCTCCGAGACGGCCCAGCCCACCGACAGGCCAATGGGCACGCTCACCACCGTGGACCGCTTCGCCCTGGTCACCCTGCGCGGCCACAACGCACCCAAGCCCGTCACAGAACCCATGGACACCGTGTGCGCCGGAGGGAATCATCACGGCCTGATGACCGTGACCGACGACGACGTGAACGCCTGCAGATTCCGCATGCTCGAACCAGATGAGGTGAAACGCGGCATGGCCTTCCCGGCCGACTACGCCATGCTCGGCACCCGAAGGGAGCAGGTCAAAATGGCCGGGAACGCGGTCACCCCTCCGGCCGCCCGGGATCTCATCTCGACGGTCGCAGAAGCGCTCGCCTGACCACCACAACGCATTCACAAGCCGCCGAACCAGGCGGCTTTTTTCATGCCCGAAAGGAGTAGCAATGCCTAGACGATCTGAGCTGAGGAAGATGGTCGAATCGTGCGCCAGGACGCGGCGCATCGGCCAGGTGTGGGACGACTGGATCCACATGTGCGCGATCGCGCTTCGCCGAGGTCAACTCGACGGCGCCGAGCAGCGTGAGGCCGACTACCTGCGCATCGCAGGCAGGTACACCGACGCACAGGTGCAGACCATGGCTGAGGCGCTCGGCCAGCTGGTTTCAGACATGGATGCCGAGGTTGATGATCACCTCGGGAAGCTGTTCATGGAGTTGGAGATCTCGTCGGATCCGCAGGGGCAGTTCTTCACGCCGCTGCCTGTCGCCAGAATGATGGCCGATGTGTCCATGCCGGACATTATGAAGGCTGTCGAAGAGCGCGGGCATGCGACCGTCGATGACTGCGCCTGCGGGTCCGGTGTGATGCTGCTGGCCGCGTTTCAGCAGGCCCGCGCGGCCGGTTTGAATCCGCAGACTCAGCTGTGGTTTCACGGCACTGACAAGGATCCGACGTGTGCGCGGATGGCTTTCATTCAGCTGTCGTTGATCGGGGCTCCTGCTGTCATCGTGCACGGCGACACGCTGTCGCTCGACGAGTGGGATGTGATGCCGACGTTGTGGCACATCGCCGGTGGCTGGGGCTGGCGACTTCGACGTCCTGCCGCCCCGACGGTTCAGGTGGAGCAGCCGGAGCCGGTCGACGTGCCGACGCAGGACGCGCTGTTCGAGGAGGCGTCGTGAGGATCAGGTTCTGCTGTCCGACGTGCGGTCGGCCAGCTCAGCGGACCGTCGCGTATCTGCGCGACAGGGCCGTTCTGGAGCGATTCTGCTACTGCCGCGCCGGTCACTACTGGATCGTGAAAGGAGGTGCTCGAGATGTGGTTCAAGGTCGATGACAAGGCCTACGGGCATCCGAAGTTCCTGATGTGCTCGACGCAGGCCATCGGGGTGTGGATGCTGATGGGGTCCTGGTCGTCGGAGCAGCTGACCGACGGGTTCATCCCGAAGGGTGCGCTGGGGATGATCAGGGCCGCCGACGGGGATATCGCCGAGCTCATCGGGGCCGGTCTGCTCTCCGCGGTTGATGGTGGCTGGCAGATGCATGACTTCGGTGACTACAACCCGTCATCCGAGCAGGTGAGGGATGCGAGGGCCAAGGCGGCCGAGCGTCAGAGGAGGAAGCGCAGGGGTTCAGATGGTCGGTATGTCACGCGTGAGTCACGGCGTGACATACAGCGTGACTCACGCGTGAGTCACGCTGTGAGTAACGATGTGACTTCGCGCGATGTCACGTCCACCCCGACCCGACCCGTACCCAATAGATCTACATCACCGACTGACGTCGATGATGATGCGATTGATGCAGTCGATGGCATCGCCGATGACACGATCAGTGACACGTTCGAGTCATGGTGGAAGCACGTGCCGAAGAAGGTCGGCAAGGGTCAGGCCAGGAGGTCCTTCAAGCAGGCGCTCAAGAAGACCGACCTGTCGACGCTCACCTCGGCGATGGACCGCTACGCGAAGTCTGTCGAGGGATCCGATCCGAAGTTCGTGGCGCATCCTGCGACGTGGCTGAACGGCGAGCGCTGGGACGACGAGCCCGACATCCCCCAGGCCGACGTGATGCCCGAATGGTGGCAGCGATGAACCCCACCGAGCAGGAACTCATCGGGGCTGCCATCGTCGCTCCCGGCATCACCGCCGAGCAGCATCTGGCCGGCGCCCAGTTCGACGACATGCGGCTCGGTGACATGTGGGAGGCCATCAGGCGGATTCACCTGTCGGGTGCCACGCCGACCCCGGCGACGCTCGAGTCGGAGATCCCGGGAATGGATCCCGGTCTGCTGGTCGAGTGCACCGGGCTGGGGATCCCGGCGAACGCTGGCAGGTACGCCGACGAGATCAGGGACCATGCGTGGCGCCGGGATGTCCGCTCGGCGACGATGGTCGCCCAGCAGATGCTCGACGAGGGCGCGCCGGTCGATGATGCGATCGCCCGTGTCTCGTCGGTGCCGGCGCCGGTCGACAAGCCTGCGACGGCCGTGGACTTCACCGACTTCGTGACGAGACAGCTGCCGCCGACCGAGTGGGTGATCGACGGGCTGATCGCCCGCGGGGACCGTCTTGTGCTGACCGGGACTGAGGGTCTGGGCAAGACGGTGCTGCTGCGGCAGCTCGCGGTGTGCGCCGCGGCCGGGGTGCAGCCGTTCACCGGCGACACCTCGCCTGTACGCCGCGTGCTGTTCGTGGACTGCGAGAATCCGGAGCGGATCATGATCGGCTCGTTCAGGAAGCTGCGGGACGCGCTGCACATCGAGACCCGGATTCCGTTGCGGATCGCCCGGTTCCCGCAGGGGCTGGATCTGACCCGCACGTCCGATCGGCTCACTCTGCGGCAGCTGCTTGTCGACAACCGGCCCGATCTGCTGGTGATCGGCCCGGTCTACAAGTTGTACGTCGGCGGCGCGAACTCGCGCGAGGAGGACCTGGCGCGGGCTGTGACGGCATGCCTCGACGGACTGCGGGAGGAGTTCGGGTTCGCGCTGGCAATGGAGCACCACGCCCCGCACAAGGAGTCCGGGCGGGCATTCCGTGACGTCCGGCCGATCGGGTCGTCGCTGTGGCTGCGATGGCCGGAGTTCGGGCTGGGCATCGCGCCCGACGACGGCTACCGCGACGACAACCGGGTCGTGAAGGTCGTCCACTGGCGCGGCGACCGTGACTCCCGCCCCTGGCCTGCCCAGCTCGTCCAGGGCGCCGTGCTGCCCTGGATCGACTCGGGCGCCGATTCCCACCACATCCGTAGAACTGCATGACCCCCCGGAAGGAACATCTCATGACCGACACCGATGCCCAGATGATCGAGGGCCTGGCCAGCGGGCTCGCCAGGCGCGAGCGATGCGAGGAGGACGCATGAGCAACATCGAGTGGATCCCGCGCGCTGATCCGCTGGGCCGGGTTGAGCAGTTCCCGGAGATGGCGGCCATGTTCGCCGAGGGCAGCCGTTGCGGTGACGGGAGGGCTCCGGGTGGCCGTCACGCCGATTCGGAGCGCTGCCCCGCCGACCTGGATCGCATCGACATCGTTACCGGCAAACCGGTGCCCCCTCTGTTGCGGCAACTCATCGACGGAGTCTCACGTCCCCTGTGGGACGTCGCGGACGCCGGGGCCAGACAATCCCACCCCCAGCCTCTGGAATCGCCACAGTGGGGAAAAGAATGCGTCTGGCTGGCATCCATGTGGCACGACGCGGTGGAAAATCTCGACGAGCCCGGGTGGAAGGCCGTGTGCCGGACGATCAATCAGGTGTGGTCTCGGCTCGCCCAGGCGATCGCGCTCACTCCGCCGGTCAGGGACGCGCCGTGTCCCAAGTGCGGGGGCCGTCTTCGCCCGGCCGGCGACATGCTGGTCTGCGTCGAAGGCCACGAGCAGCCGGGCCCGGAGAGGCTGGCCGAGCAGTGGCTGCACCATGCGCCAATGACGACCCGCGAACTGTGCGAGGCCCTGCCCGGGCTCACTTCGGCGCGGGTGAGGCAGTGGGCTCACCGTCGCAAGATCAGGCCTGATTCGACGATCAAGGGCGCCCCGCTGTGGTGGCCGTGGGATGCGATCAGGCTGCTGTGGCCGCAGCTCGCCGAGGAGGTCGAGACGTCTGCTGCGGAGACTCCTCAGGCGTGCTAAGGTGTGACACAGTTCCTAGGCGTAGTGCGCCCGGAGCCTAAACCCCGGCCACAGGGTCCGGGGTTTTCTGCTGTCCCGGGTCGAACGTCCAGGAGACCCCAGACAGCTGGTTGTCCAGTGAGCGCATGTGACTGGAAGACCGCCACCTCTGCGCAGTCCCCGTCAGTGTCAAAGCTGACGGGGGCACTTCATATCCGCCCCGCCTCTCCACGATGCGCACCTGGCGGATCTTCTCTTGATCCCGGACCAACGGAGGCTGGAACCCTCTGCCGGGATCACCCCGCCACCGAATCAGTCAACCGATCCGGGTCAGGCATGGCGGGGCACATCCACCCGGCAGGGCAGCGCCGATCCTCACAGGGATGCGGACACACTCAGGGGCTCCGGCGTCCCTGCCGGGAGGCACGCGCTGCTGCTGGAATGGCAGACAGGCCCGCCTCAAAAATCTGGCACCCAGGAAAATATGGCAGCCCCTCGAGGAATGGGTGGCGTCCTTATCCTGGCGCCCCAGTCGTGGCGCGATCCGGCCTGTCCTTTCCGGGTCCTTTCAGCAGGCAGGATCGCCCAGGCTCGCCACCTGGAGCCGCGCCCGACGGCTGCCACCATTCGGGCACACACATCGAGGGGAGGGGTTGGCATGGCTGCTGTGTGCAGCGAGCCCGGATGCCCGGCCATCGTGCCGCGTGCGGGCTACTGCCGACGTCATCGCCGCTACTCCCCGACCACCCGCCGCAGCGCCAGGGAGATCCGGCGTCGGGCCCAGGCGGTGGCCGACTGGGTGGCGGTCAACGGCTGGGTCTGTCCCGGCTGGCATCGCGATCCGCACGAGTCGCATGACCTGACCGCCGACCATGTGACGCCGGTCGCATGGGGTGGCGGCGACGGGCCGCTCACCTGTCTGTGCCGCTCGTGCAACAGTCGCCGCGGTGCCTCGATGGATCGGGGTTGAGCACCCGCCTCATGGCGTCGGATCGGCCGCCTGGACGCCTCCGGACGTCCGCCGTGACCCGGTGCTGACTAGGCGTGATGCCGCGCCATCGTCCATGTCATCCTTGATATGAAGGGCACCCTAATGTGGTGCTGACTAGGGGTTTCTCTACCCCATGAGTTTCCTGTGAATCTTCGGTGACTCCGCGCGAAATCGCCCTGACTAGGGGTTTCGCCTTCCTGTGACCCACCTGTGAGGGGTGGGGGAGGGGGCTCTGACTAGGGGTTTTACAGCGCTCGCGAGGTGTCTCGCTGTGCGGAGTGCTGAAAAGTCGTATTTTCGCCCCACTCGATGCCGCATGCGATATGCGGTCGGGGCCTGCTTGAGGAGGGGTCGCGATGACCGCACCGAAGGGTCTCAACACCGGCGGCCGACGTCTGTGGCGCCAGATCACCGGGGAGCATGAGCTGGATGCGGTGCAGCGCGTGCAACTGCTGGAGGCGTGCCGGACGAAGGATCATCTGGACAAGCTCGACGAGCTGCTGCGCGGTGAGCTGGACGCGTGGGCGAGGATCACCGATGCGCCGAACGAGGCGGGTGAGGTGAAGGTGGTCGTCAATGCGGCTCTGGACAAGCAGATGGCCGCGGCGAACCTCCTCAAGCAGCTCCTGGCGGCTCTGAGGCTTCCGGATTCGAAGACCGGAAAGAAGCCTCAGCAAAGGTCCGCGCGCGGCGCCTATGCCCCGAAGAAGCCTACTGGCGGCAACGTGACGGCGATTGATCGGGCACGGAAGCGGCGTCAGGCATGACCGGGTTCATCTCCGCCTTCGATGGCCAGGTGTGCAGCCTTGGCTACGCGGCGGTGGACTGGATAGAGCAGAACTGCTGCCACGGCCCGGGCGACGTGCAGGGCGAGCCTGTCTCGATCGATGATGAGATGTTCGACTTCCTGGTGGACGCCTACCGGATCGATCCGGAGACGGGCCGTCGGGTGTGGTCGGAGTGCATGCTGAGCCGGGCGAAGGGTCGTGCGAAGTCGGAGGTCGCCGGTTTCATCGTGTGCTTCGAGGCGTTCGGTCCGTGTCGGTTCGACCGGTGGGACAAGGACGGTCAGCCCGTTGGCCGGCCGGTCACCTCGCCGATGATCCGTTGCCTGGCGACCGAGGAGTCGCAGGCCGGCAACACGTTCCAGGTGGTTGCCTACATCGTCTCGGACTGGGGCCCGGAGAACCGGCCGGACATCTACTCCGGTGTGACCGGGTCGCGGCAGTACCAGAGTGCGTCGAGCATCTACCTTCCGCATGGTGGGGAGATCCGGGCGTGCACGTCGGGGTCGGCGTCGAAGGATGGCGGCAAGGAGACGTTCGCCGTGGCCGACGAGACGCACCTGTACGTGCTGCCTGAGTTGCGGAGCATGTATGCGACGGTGCGGCGCAACACGGGCAAGCGGAAGATCGCCCAGCCGTGGTTGCTGCAGACGACGACGGCTTACTGCCCGGGTGAGGAGTCCATTGCGGAGCAGACGTTGACGTTGTGGCGGACCGATCAGCTTCCTCCTGGGATTCTGATCGACCACAAGGAGGCGAAGGGTCCGGTGAAGGTCCGGGACCGTGAGCACACGCTCAAGCAGCTTCACCAGGTGTATGGCGCCGCCCGGGATTGGATCGACTTCGACGGCATCTACGAGAAGATGGTCGACCCTCGCACCTGCCCGGATGATGCGACGGCTGCGCGGTACTACCTGAACCGTCCGATGTCGACGAATGCGGCGTGGATTGCGAAGGACATTCACGAGCGCCAGACTCGCGATGAGACGGTGGCGCCTGGTGAGCACATCACCATCGGGTTCGACGGGTCGTTGAACGATGACACGACGGTCGTGCGCGGCTGCCGCATCAGTGACGGGTTCCTGTTTCGGATCGGTGCGTGGCCGAAGCCTGCCGGGCCTGAGGGTATGGGCTGGTCTGTTCCCCGCACGGAAGTTCTGGAGTGCATCCGGCAGGCGTTCCGGACGTGGGATGTGGTGCGGGCCTACTGCGACCCACACGAGTGGCGTTCGGATGTGGACCGGCTGGCTGAGGAGTTCGGCGAGGATCATGTGATCGCCTGGGCGACAACGCGGGCGACTCAGATGGGGTCGGCGCTGGACCGGTTGCACACGGACCTGATGAACGGCACCTGCTGGCATGACGCGGACATTCTGGCGGCGGAGCATTACGGCAACGTGTACGTGAAGATGAAGGGCCCGTACCGGCTGGTGCGCAAGGAGAACCCGAACAGCGCCCGCAAGATCGACTCCGTCGTCGGGGACGCGCTGGCCTACGAGGCTCGCGCTGATGTGCTGGCGAGCGGCTGGTCCCCTGAGGATGAGCTGGGTGGAATTCTGTGTTTCACGTGATCGAGGAGGGGTGACCTGTGGTGCTGTCTGATGATGAGTTGGCGATGGTCGCCCGCCTGGACAGGAAGATCCGGGTGGCACGCAACGGCCGCCGTGGTAAGCACTGGTTCCGTGGGCTGGATCTGCTGGAGAGGTACTACGACGGGGAGCAGCGGCTGATCCAGATGGGTCTGGCCGTCCCGCCTGAGCTGCGGCAGTTTGAGACGGTCGTGGGGATCCCGGCGATGGCTGTGGATGAGACGGAGCGCCGCCAGTCCCTGAAGTCGTTTCAGCGGTCCGGCAACGAGGCGGACGACAAGGAGCTCCGGGAGGCGTGGGAGTTCAACAACCTGGACTCTCAGGCCAGTCTGACGCACAAGGACACGAGGATCTACGGCCGGGGGTTTGTGGCTGTCTCGACGAACGACGAGGACGCGGAGCATCCGCTGATCACTCCCCTGTCGCCGAAGGACGTCGGGGTGCAGATCGATCAGCGGCATCGTCGGATCGCCGCCGCCCTGAAGGTGTTCAAGCGGGACTCCTCCGACTCGGAGCGGTCGGCGATGCTGTATCTGCCCGATGCGACGGTGGAGCTGGTGCAGCGGTCCGGGACGTGGTCCGAGGTGGATCGGGATGATCACCGCCTGGGCGCCGTGCCGATCGTCATGTTCCTGAACAAGCCGAAGACCGGCGAGTTCCACGGGCATTCTGAGATGAACCCGGTCATCGGCCTGACGGATTCCATCTCGCGAATGGTCACCAACATGCAGGTCGCCGGCGAGATTGCGGCGATTCCACAGCGGTGGATCACCGGAGCCTCGAAGGGCGACTTCATCGACAAGAACGGCAAGCAGCTCCCCGTCTGGGAGGCCTACTTCACGGCGATCAAGGCGATCTCGAACAAGGACGCGAAGCTCGGACAGTGGTCGGCCGCCGATTTGGCGAACTTCACCGGAGCCGTGAACAACATGCTGTCCTGGTGTGCCGCGGTCCTGGGTCTGCCGACCCGGTATGCCGGGCAGCAGGCCGTGAACCCGGCGTCCGAGGGTGCGATCATCGCCGATGAGGCGCGGCTGATCAAGAACGTCGAGCGCATGAACTCGCTCGACGGCGACTGCTGGTCGTGGGTGATGGCCCTCTATGAGCGGTTCCGCACCGGGGCGTGGCCGATCCAGAACAGCATCCGGGCCCTGTGGCACGATCCGGCTACGCCGACCTATTCGCAGCGCGCCGATGCGGTGCTGAAGCTGCACTCCGGGAATTCCCCGATCCTGTCGCGTGAGGGCGCCTGGGATGAACTCGGCTGGTCGGAGGAGCGCAAGGCGACCGAGCGCCGGTACTTCGAGGCTGAGCGCTCCGACCCTGACCTGCAAGCGTTCTACGAGGCGGTGAGCGGTCGTGGCCGCACCTCTGGCGACGGTCAGTGAGCTGTACCGGCAGGTGCAGTTGCTGGCGGACGTGACGGAGGGGCTGGCGCGGTCTCGGTGGCGTCCGGGCGGCGGTGACTGGCTGGCTGGATGGCAGAAGCGGCTGCCCGAGGTGGCCGGTGCTGTCTCGATGGCCCAGTCGACGGCGGCAGGTCTGGCGAACGACGCCGCCGATGATGTGCTGTCGGGCTACGGCATTCCGCAGTCGCCGCGGGCGGATCCGTTGGGGTTCGCCGGGTGGATGCAGCCCGACGAGTCGCCGTGGGCGGTTCCGCTGGTCGACGCCATGGGCGATGCCCCGGTGATCGTGGCGCGTCGCACCGCGGGTGACGCCGGTCAGATGCTGTCGGCCGGCCGGGACATGGTGGGCGTCCTGGCGCGCACCGCTGTGGCGAATGCGGCCCGCATGGCCATGGAGGCCCGGATTGCGGGCACCAAGCATTGCTCCGGGGCGTTCTGGGAGCCAGCCCCGTACTGCCAGCGATGCGCTGTGATCATCGGTAAGAGCTTCGCGCTCGGCCATGAATGGCAGCGTCATCCTCGCTGTGACGGTCAGGTGATCCCCGTGCCGGACGGACGCGATGTGCCGTGGCCGGGCGCCGACGAGTCCGACATCTCGGATCTGACGCTCGACCAGAAGAAGGCGATCGCCGATGGCGGCGACTTGAATCAAGTCATCAATGCCCATTCGGGGGCCCGCGGCGGCAAGCGCGACTACCGGTCACCGCTGTACGCCAGCGGCACGAAGACGTATGCCGGGGTGGGTCGTCGCCACAATGACGGCACCGCGAAGAGGGTGCGGCTCACCCCGAAGGGGATCTATCGCATGGCCGGCGACGATCGGACCATGGCGAGGGATCTCCTCTCCAAGTACGGCTACATCCTGTAGCCCCATAGTTCTCCCGTGGCGGCGATTGCCCGGGGTATCCATCCGAGCGAATCGGAGAAACACACCATGCCAAACCCTGCCAACAGTGCGCCCGCAGCCTCCCAACAGGAGGCCAACAAGACCCCCGAGTCGGCCGGCCAGAATCCCCCGCAGGAGCCCGACAAGGGCCCCGACGGGGGTGACGGTGACGAGCAGCTAGGCGAGTCGGGCCTCAAGGCTCTGCATTCGGAGCGTGACGCCCGTAAGGCCGCCGAGAAGCGCGCGAACGATCTGGCTGCGAAGGTCAAGGCGTTCGAGGACGCGAACCTGACGGACCAGGAGAAGCAGACCCGCGAGCTGACCGAGCTGCGGACCGAGGCCGCAGGGCTGCGCGATCAGATCGCCCGCCGTGACGCCTGCGAGGCCGCCGGGATTCCGGCGTCCTGGGCGAAGCGGCTCGCCGGATCGAATCTCGAGGAGCTCACCGCGGACGCGAAGTCCATCGGCGGGCAGCTCGGCGCCGCGGCCCCGCGCACTCCGAAGCCTGACCCGTCGACCGGCCTCACCTCCCATGGGGACGCTGGGTCGTCGGTGAGCGCTGGCAGGGACCTGTTCAAGAACCGACATTCCAAGAAGGGATGAAACAATGCCTCGACTCAAGATTGAGTCCTTCGGCGGCGATGACTCGTCGTGGCTGGCCTCCGGGCACGGCATCCGCAATGCGCGGACCGGCACCATCGACATCTCGGCCTTCACGAAGGCGACTCACTACCCGGACGGTTTCCTTCCGGCCGGGCTCCCCGTCAACACTGCCGACGAAGGGGCCGTCAAGCCCTGGACCGACGCCGTAGGTGAGCAGCTCGGCTTCGTGCTGTTCAACGTCGGCACTGACGGCGTGGAGGACATTCCCGCGCCGGTGCTGCGCCACGGCCTCGTGAAGACCGCCAAGCTCCCCGGTGGTGCGTTCACCCACGCCGCCGGAGACGCTTCCGGATTCACCTTCATCGGAGGGACTGACTGATCATGGCCCTGTGGACTGACATCATCGAGCCGGCCGAACTGACCGGCTACATGCGCGCCTCCCTGGAGGACTACGAGATCTCGCAGGGGTCGCTGGCTCAGTGGCTGCCGAACGAGACCGTGCCGGACATCTCGGCCCGCTTCTGGAAGGGCGAGGCTGGGCTGGTGGATGAGGCTCGCTTCCGTTCCTACGATGCGGAGATCGAGATCGGCGGTGGCGCGAAGGAGGAGCGGGTCACCATCGACCTGCCCGCCGTCGGACTCAAGAACGTCGTCTCCGAGTACCGGCAGCTGAAGCTGCGAAACGCCCCCGAGGAGGCGATGCGCAACAGTATCCTCAAGGAGGCCGACCGGATCGTGCACGGCGTCGCCGACCGCATCGAGCGGACCCGAGGCGTGGTGCTGAACACCGGCAGGGCGACCATCTCGCAGTCGAACTTCAAGATCGACGACGACTTCGGGCGTGATTCCGCGCTGACTCTGACGGCTCCGGCTCTGTGGTCGGAGACCGACACCGACGCGCTGGGGCAGCTGGACACGTGGCGTCAGCTGTACGTCGACAAGAACGGCGAGGAGCCGGGGGCGATCCTCATGTCGCGCCGGGCCCTGTCGGCCCTGTCGCGGCTGGCACAGTTCAAGCCTGTCCTGTCGGGCACCGGTCAGCGTCCCGCCACCCAGGCGGACGTGCTGGCCCTGCTGGACGCCTACGGGCTGCCGCCGGTGTCGCTGTACAACCGGCGCACCAAGACCGGCCCGGTCCTGCCCGATGATCGGGTGCTGATGCTCCCGTCCGCCGGCGCGAACCAGCTGGGCGCCACCTACTGGGGTGAGACCCTCAGCTCGGCCGAGGAGACCTACGGCATCGCCGTGGAGGACGCCCCAGGCCTGGTGGCCGCTGTGTACCGCGGCGAGCAGCCCCCGCACATCGCCGAGGTGCTGTGCGACGCGATCGCCCTGCCGGTGCTGGCCAACGCCAACCTGTCTCTGTCGGCGAAGGTGCTGTGATCATGGCCGCCATCATCAAGGCGGCCACCGTGGTCACGCATCCCGTCACTGGGGAGCCGGTGGCCCTCATGGTTGGTGATGAGTGCCCGGACATCCTGTCCGGCCTGATCACCAACCCTGAGGTGCTCGACCAGCCGAAGGTGGCGCGGCGCCGCAAGCCGAAGGATGCCGACCGGGAGGGCTGACTCGTGCTGACCGTCACGGCCGATGACATCGGCGTCGAGCTCGGACGGACGCTCACCGACGCCGAGACCCGGCAGGCCGATAAGTGGATCGCCCAGGCGCTTGCCATCATCACGAAGAAGGTCGGGGACATCGCCCGGCTAGATTCTGAGATGGTCGAGTACGTCGTGGTGCAGATGGTAGCGGAGCGTTTCCGCCGCCCTGCCGACGGCGCCACCCAGGTGCAGGTGTCCGTCGATGACGCGTCGAGCCTGCGACGGTTCGACACGTCAGCGAAGGGGCTTGTGCTGCGTCCCGAGTGGATCGACCTGCTCACCCCGGACGAGGATGCCTCGCAGGCGTTCACGATCCGGCCAGGGGGATGGGGGCCCAGTCATGCTCGGTGAGGACCTGGCGGCCGAACTGCCACACCTGCGGGCTGAGGCTGAATCGGCGATGACCGACCACGGAGTGATCGGCACCCTGGAGAGTCACCTCGACCGCGAGACCGGGGAGATCGTCGAGACGGTCGTCCCGGCATACACGGGCCCCCTGGGTTGCCGTCAGTCAGAGGACAGGCAACGCGTCGAGTCAGCCGGATCCGAGGTGACTGCAGCCCCGGTCACGGTCCGCGCCCCGTGGGACACGCCCGTGCAGCCCGGGATGGTGGTCGTGTTCGACGCCTCGGCGGATCCACGCCTGCTCGGCGTGCGTCTGCGCGTCTCGGCCGTCAAGGGCGGCACGTGGAGCGTGCAGCGCCGGATCATCTGCGAGGAGGTGCAGGGTGCCGATCAGGACCAACGCTGAGGAGCTGGCCGCCAAGCTGGACACCGCGTCCGGCCGCGTCGGGCCAGTCGGGACGAGGGCCATCAGGCAGGCAGCGGACGAGGTGTTGAAGGTGCAGGAGGCGCATGTGCCCGTGCGCACCGGGCGCCTGAAGGGGTCCCTGAACGTGCAGGTCGAGGGTGACGGGCGATCCGGCACCATCATCGCGCACGTGGGCCCCACCGGAGTGCGTTACGCCACCTTCCAGGAGCACGGCACGTCTCGCATGGCGGCGCATCCGTTCGCGGAGCCCGCCACCGAGGAGGCTCGCCGGATCCTCCCCCAGCTGGTCGAGCATGCCGCCGAGGAGATCGCCCGCGATGTATGAGCGTCTCACTTTCGCCGACCTGCTCGACGCGCGCCTCCACGCCATCGCCACCATTGACGCCTACGTACTCGCCGATCCGCCAGACAGGCCCGCGAGGGGCTATGTCGTGGCGGACATCAGCGCCGGAGGCGAGTGGGACGCCCGTCTGTCCGACGAGGTGTCGGACGCGCAGGGGGCCTTCGTACTCCGTTGCTGCGGGTTCTCCCGTGAGCAGGCGCTGCGCACCACGGATCTCGCGATGAGGTCCATGCGTGGATGGCGCCCCTTTCCCGATGGAACGGCGCTCAGGTTGACCGACACGTCCGAGGTGATCCGCGACGATTCAGTGGCCACAGACATCCGATATTCCATTTCACTGCATTACCGATTCGACATTTAGGAGCATCTCATGGCGGATTACGTCCGCGTCGAGGTGACCGATGCCGACGGTGGCAGGTCCGAGCATTCCGTGCGTTTCCCCATGCCGGGGATGCGCGTGCTCGACAAGCCCGCCGTCGACGCTTACGGCCACCCGCTTCCCCGCAAGGAGCACACCATCATTTCCAAGATCGCCGCCTCGAAGCCGGCGGCTGACAAGAAGGAGCAGTCATGACCGCACAGATGATGGAGGACATCTTCCCCACCGGCGTTCAGGCGCCCGGCAACAACCTGGCGATCTGGCTGAAGACCAGCCCCGCCGATCCGGCGAAGCCCACGCTGGCCGAGCTGTCGGACATCACCGCGCTGGACATCTCCTGCTACCTCAAGAAGGACGCCCTGGACAGCCTCGATCTGGCGCAGGAGACCGAGGATGATTCGCGGTTCTGCGATGCGGCGAAGCGTGAGGCTTTCGGCGAGCAGAGCTTCGACCAGAAGTCGATCAGCCACATTGTGGACCCGCAGGGCAAGGGCGATCAGGCCGAGAAGGGCAACCTGGCCGCCAAGCAGATCGAGGCGAACTCGACCGGCTACATGTACCTCCGGATGGGTGTCCCGCAGAAGCAGGAGCTGGCCGCCGGGGATGTGGTGACCGGGTTCACCGTCACCACCGGCGCCGACTTCGTGAAGCCTGTCACCACCGGCAAGTACTACCGGACCGTGATGACGTCGTTCACGATGAACGCGAATCAGGTTGCGATCGCCTGAGTGGGCGGAATCACAACTGGATAACAATCGAATATGGAGGGGCGGACACCTGCGATAGTTCCGCCCCTCCCTTGCGTCTTTGAGCGATGAGAAAGGGCCACTGATGGCTGACGATGTGAAGACCGCGCCGGACCTGCGGGCGCTGCTGAGGAAGAGGCGTGAGCAGGATTCGTCGGCATCGACCGTGCGGATCTCTTACACGCTGGATGATTCGATCTCCGACGAGTATGAGGCCGTCAAGGCCGAGCTGGACGGGGTGCACTCCCCCTTCGATGCGGAGCGGCGGGCGCTCGAGAAGGCCGCCGAGGACACGATGGGCGCCGCCAATACCGCCGACGTTGATCGACGCGAGGCCGCCGCAATTGCCGACCTGGAGGCCAAGCTGGCCGAGGTGGAGGAGCGCGGTCGCGCGGTCACTGTGGATCTGGTGTTCCGGGCCTGTACGCCGGGCACATATCAGGACCTGGTGAATCAGCTCAAGCCCGATGAGGATGAGGAGCGGATGGGGGCCTTCCTCGACGCTCTGTGCCTGGCGTGCTATACGGGCGCCGAGCAGAACGGGAAGCCGGTCGACCTCGGCATGTGGCCTGAGATTGCCGAGTCCATGAACTACGGGTTGCTGGATGCGGCCCACACGCTCGTGATGGCGATGAACCGGCGGACGGTGCAGACCCCTTTCTCGTCGAAGCCCTCCACAAGAACCCGCTGATCCTCGACGACGTGGAGACGGCCCACTCGCTGGGCCTGTCTCTGCGCCGCTTCCACGGGTGGGAGCCACGGGAGACGACGCGTGTCACGGCCCGGGACGCAGAGGGCCGTCCCGCCGAGTGGATGACGACGCGTGAACCTGAGTGGGACGACGACGAGCGCGACATCATGCGCGCCCGCGCCCACATCGAGGCGCATAGGTGCAGCCAGTGCGGCGGAGATCTGGACGAGTACCTGACCGATCAGCCGCCCATCGCCGACGATCCCGGCTACGGCTTCTCCGTGGGGCCGGTGTGGTGCCGCCGGTGCGTGGCGATGGCCCGCTGGAAGCGCGGCCACGAGAAGGCCGACAAGCAGGCCGAGGGCACCGATCTGGACGAGATGCCCGAGGTGCGTCGTCTCGTGGCGATCAAGAAGCCCAACCCTGACAACTGAAAGGTGCTGTGACCGATGGCTCGCGTGCAGACAGTCATGTCCCTCGCCGGGGTGCAGCAGGTCGTCGACGGCTTCAAGCGGGCCGGATCCGCCGCCAGGCAGTTCGGGTCGGCGGCGAAGCTGTCCGGCGACTCCATGGATAAGGCGGGCAGCCGGATCCGCACCGCCGGGGCGTATGTCACCCGGAACGCCGACCAGCTGGGGCATGCCGGGTCCACCTTCATGAAGGTGGGCGCGGTCATCGGGTCGACTGTGGTGGGTGCGGTGAAGGCCGCCGCCGACTGGGAGTCAGCCTGGGCCGGTGTCACGAAGACCGTGGACGGCAATGTGTCGCAGATGGCCGCCCTGGAGGGGCAGCTGCGCGGCCTCACGTCGATCCTGCCGGCGTCCCATGAGGAGATCGCCGGCGTTGCCGAAGCGGCCGGCCAGCTGGGCATCCAGCGGGAGAACGTGGCCGGGTTCACGCAGGTCATGGTGGAGATGGGCGAGTCAACCAACCTGAGTGCGGATGAGGCGGCCACCTCTATCGCCCAGATGATGAACATCATGGGCACCGCCCAGGGGGACGCGTCGCGGATCGGCGCGACGATTGTCGCCCTGGGTAACGCCGGAGCGTCGACTGAGCGTGACATCACTCAGATGAGCATGAGGATCGCGGCGGCCGGCAAGCAGGTCGGCATGTCCGAGGCTGACGTGCTCGGTTTCGCGAACGCCCTGGCGTCGACGGGTGTGGAGGCTGAGGCTGGCGGCACCGCCATCTCTCAGACGTTCAAGCAGATCGATGCGGCAGTCCGTGAGGGGGGTTCCTCGCTGGATTCGATCGCCCGGACGTCGGGCATGTCGGCGGCGCAGTTCAAGCAGGCGTGGGGCAGGGATGCCGCAGGTGCGATGAACTCGTGGATCGTCGGGTTGGGGAAGGCGCAGGCGTCCGGGCAGGATGTCAACAAGACGCTGTCGGATCTGGGCATGACCGGGATCCGGCAGTCTGACTCCATTCTGAGGCTGGCGTCGTCGACGAAGGCGGCCGGGGCTCAGACTGATCTGTTGGCCGATTCGCTGAAGCTCGGCAGTCAGGCGTGGAATCAGAACATCGCCCTGACGAACGAGGCGGCGAAGCGGCATCAGACGCTCGCGTCCCAGGCCCAGATCGCGTGGAACACGATGAAGGACTCCGCCATCAGCGCGGGCATGTCTCTGCTGCCGACGGTCGCCCAGATCGTGACGACGCTGGCAGGTCTGGCGTCGGCGTTCGGGAACCTGCCCGGTCCCGTGAAGCAGTTTGGGGCCGCGTTCACGGCGGTCTCGTCGGGGTCTCTGCTGGCCGCCGGCGGGCTGCTGAAGGTGGTGTCGCTGGCCGGCCGGGTGAAGACCGCCATGTCTGGGCTCGGCATCTCCATGAAGGCGGGGATGCTCGGCATGGGTGCCATCGGCGTGCTGATCACCGGTGCCGCGCTGGCGCTGAACGCATGGATCTCGAAGCAGCAGAAGGCCAAGGAGACCACGGACTCCTACACGCAGGCTTTGCAGGGGCAGACGCAGGCCATCAATGAGGCGACGATCCAGACCGCGGCGAAGAACTTGCAGGATGCTGGCGCTTTCGATGCGGGGAAGAAGCTGGGTCTGTCGTCTGCGATCGTGACGAGGGCTGCGCTGAATCAGAAGGACGCCATGCAGCAGGTCGCGGCGGCGACTGCGAAGGCGCGCGCCGAAATGGCGGAGATCTCATCACGGGCCAATGACGCGGGCGGCATGGCGTCTTTGGAGAAGACCCCGGAGTACAAGCAGGCTCAGGCGAAGCTGGAGGCGGCGAAGAAACTCGAGGCCGCCATCAAGGTGCAGAACGATGCGTTCGGCACCGCTGTGGCTAAGCAGAAGGAGCTGCAGGATGCTGTCGACGCGGCGGGTCCGGCGGAGCAGCAGTCTGCCGAGCAGAAGAAGAAGGTGGCGCAGGCGTCCCAGGAGGCCGCGCAGGCGATGGATGCCCTGATCGAGGCCACCCAGTCCTACGGGAATCTGTTGCTGCAGATGTCCGGCAACGCGATCGGCGTGGAGTCGGCGATCGATCAGGCCACCGCAGCCCTGGAGAAGAACGGCAAGACTCTCGACATCGACACCGAGGCTGGCCGGGCCAACATGCAGGCACTGAATGGGATCGCCCAGGCGTCGATGCAGCAGGTGAAGACGATGGCCGAGGCGGGCGCGTCGACGCAGGAGATGTCGGCTGCGACCGCCAAGGCGCGAAAGTCGTTCATCGACACGGCGCAGGCGATGGGGATGCCGGCGGCCGAGGCGAAGAAGTTGGCCGACGCCTATTTCGCAATTCCGAAGGAAGTCAACACCACCCTCAACACCCACATCAAGGGTGCCAATGAGAAGCAGGTCGCGGCGCTGCAGAAGGAGATCGACAAGCTTCCGGCGGAGAAGCGGTCTCAGGTGGTGGCGACTGCCAACACGAAGGGCTATGCGGAGGCCAAGAAGCAGCTCGATGAGTTCCAGAAGCAGCTGCACACCCTGACGCACACCACGAAGGCCGGCGTCACCTTCAAGGTCAGCAGCAAGGTCGACCGCAAGGAATACGACAAGTTCGTCAAGGATGTCGAGAAACTGCCGAAGGAGCAGCAGCAGAAGCTCGTCCAGAAAGCGGAGACGAATTTCCCGGAGGCGCAGAAGCAGCTGCAGCAGTTCCTGGCCGCGATCCCGAAGGACAAGGAGAAGACCGTCAAGGTCCACGCTTCTCTGCAGGGCGCGGACAAGACGAAGAAGGATCTCGGCGACATCGAGGTGACCGCCCGGACGATCAACGGCAAGAAGTGCCTGATCCCGGTGAGCTCGCCGGGTGCTGACGGCACGAAGGTCGCCATCAAGGGCGTCACGTACGAGGTGAAGACGCTCGACGGGCATCAGGTTCTGGTGCCGGTCTCCGCGCCGGGTGCCTCACAGGCCCAGGGTGCGCTCATGGGTGTAAATGCGGCCGCGCAGGCCGCCAACGCCAGGAGTGTGACGATCCCGACCAGCACGCCGGGCACGTCTGCTTCGACCGGGCTGTTGAACGGTCTGCACGCGGCGTGGGCGCGGATCACCGGCAGGAGTGTGCGGATCGGCACGTCTGCGCCTGGCGCGTCGGCGGCGACGGGGCAGATCAACAGTCTCCGCGCCGCGGTGCAGCGCACCAACGGGGCACATGCCACCGTCACCGCGTCGGCCTCGACTGGGGCGGCGGAGTCGGCGCTCCGCGCTCTGGAGGCAACTCGGCACATGACCGTGGTGGCTCACGTGCAGACCGTGGAGACCGTCGGTAGGGCCAGCGGTGGACCGATTCCGAGATCGAGTCTCGCCTCCGGCGGCCGGGTGCCCGGGTGGTCTCCGACGACGACCGCCGACAATGTGCCGATCATGGCGACCGCCGGGGAGTGGATGCATCCCGTCTCAGCGGTGCGCAAGTACGGTCCGGGCTTCATGGAAGCTGTGCGCACCGGGAGGTTCCCCGTCGAGCGTGCGCAGGGGTTCGCTAACGGAGGTTCCATCGGCGGACAGCATCTGGCGACAGGCGGTTTCGTCGGCGCCCTGGCATCGTCGGCGTCGCGCACCATCGTGGTGAAGATGGCAGCCGCCGACGGCTCGTTCGCCGACCTGTCGAAGGCCCTTGCCGCGCAGACGAAGGCGCAGCAGGCAGCGACCCGCGCAGGCAACGCCTGGCGCCGGGCGCGCGGCAAAAACCGGGCCAAGGCCGGCGAGGCGTACAACAAGGCGAAGGACAACCTCAAGACGGCGACCGACAACGCTCAGCAGGCCATCGACGCGTTCGCACAGTCGGCGTCTCAGGCGGCCTCCACCATGTCGTCGGCCTTCCGGTCTGGCGGGTCTGCCGCCGACCTGATGGCCAACATGCGCGAGGGCACCAATCAGCTCGCACTGTTCGAGTCGCAGCTGTCTAAGCTGCGCACCATGGGCCTGTCGCAGTCGGCCATCGACTCGCTGACCGCCATGGGTGTCAATCAGGGGTCCGCGCTGGCCGGAGAGATCGTCTCCGGCGGCAAGGGCATGGTCGACTCGCTCAACCTGGCGGCCTACCGGTTGGATCAGATCGCCGACAAGCTGGGCCGTCAGACGCTGGCGAAGTTAGCCGCCGGCGGCACCGTCACGTCCCCGACCCGGGCACTGATCGGTGAGGCCGGGACCGAGACCGTCGTGCCGCATGACGGGTCGGAGCGGTCGCGGCGGCTCTGGCTAACGGCCGGCCGTGAGCTCGGGATGCTGGGCGATGGGTCGGCCTACCGGTCGCCGTCTTCGCAGCAGATCGTGGTGCGGGCGCCGGATGTAGTGATGCCGTCGACGGTGATGCTGAATGTCCCAGGTCTTGGCACGGCGATCAGGGCGGAGATCGTGTCTGCGCAGACCACGACCGCACGCAACGTGGCAAGGAGCAGACGATGATCACGTGCAACTATGTTCCGGATCCTCCGCGTGTCACCCTCGACGTCACCTCCATGCCCGCCGGGACGGCGCGCGTGGAGGTGGTGCGCATCGACTCCAACGGGGCCGAGTCACCGGTGCGCGGGGCCGCCGACGTTCCGGTGCAGGACACGGCCGCGTGGACCGTCATCGACTGGGACGTGCCCATCGGCCGAGCACCCGTCTGGCGGGCCACCTACCGGAATGCCGCCGGCGGACTGCTCGGGACCGAGACGGGTTCACTGGTACGTGACGGTGTCGGCCCGGAGCTGCTGGCCAATGGCGGTTTCGATGATGGGCTGACAGGATGGGCGACGACTGGGACGGTGCAGCAGCTCTTCTCAGGTCCGACGCCTCCTCATGCGGTGATCCGTGGCGCCGGGTCGCTGTCGCAGTCCGTCGTCCTGGACCCCGGCGCCGGCACGACGGTGACAGTGTCCCACCAGAACGATCCCGGCATCGGCTCGACGGTGACGGTGACCCCCGATGTGGGGAATCCTGTGATGGCGGTCATGTCTGACTCGGGCAATGACTGGGTGACCACGACGGTGAATCTACCGGCCGGGGCGTCATCGGCGATCATGACCATCGCGGGAACAACGGGCTCGACACGGGTCGACAACGTCACGGCGCGGGCGGTCTACCACTCCGATGGCACAGTCCCCGCCCCCGACTGCGACCTGGCGTGGATCTCCAACCCCTACGATCCCGACAGCGCCATGATGGTCACCCTCATGGCGGGCACCGACGATGAGACCGGCCACGATATGACGACCTCCCTGTCGCTGCCGGGACGCCGCACACACCTCCCCTCGGCGGTCGTCGGGGTGCGCGGGATCGGCGGATCGCGCACTCTGGTGGTGCGCTGCTGGAGCCTGGAGGAGGCCCAGCAGCTGGAGGACCTGCTGGCCACCACCACCACACTGCTGGTTCGCTCCCCTGCCATCCGCCACCGCACCGGATGCCTGTATGTCGTGATTGGTGAGGCTCGAGAGATGTCCCACCACAACAGACCTGCCACACCGGAGGCGACCACGTGGACCTTGTCGGCCGACGAGGTGGATCCCGGAGCTCTCGGCATCCTCGTGCCGCCGTGGACCTACGCCGACCTGTGGGCATACCTGGTCGCCCAAACCGGCAAGACGGCGCCCACCTACACCGATCTCCAGTCGGTGTTCCCGCTGTACCTCGACGTCACCAAGGGGGTCTGAGATGGGTTGGCCTGTCGATGATACGTGGCGCGACAGTCTCACCTCCCCCCACTCGTCGGACTGGACGATGGCCGCCATCCGCTCCGGTGCCGTGCTGGCCGACGGCATGGAGGCGTCCAGTGTCACCCTGGTGGAGTCTGTCGACGACCGGCAGATCACCCGCGAGCTGCGCGCCACCATCACCGACCCCGACGGCACACTCCTCGGGGACGACACCGGCGCCCCCCTCGCCCCGTTCGGGCAGCAGATCCGGGCCCGCCACGGGCTGGGCGTCGGCGCTGCGTGGTCGCAGTCCATCCCCGCCGGAGACTTCCGCATCGAGGAGTCGGAGCGCACCGGCGGCACGTCCACGCTGCTGAGGAACGGGACGTGGCTTCCCGGCGGGCAGAGTGTCGCGGTCATCTGCCGCGACATGCTCCAGCAGCTCGCAGGCGAGACATGGGAGACCGTGGCCGCCCCCAAATCAGGGGCCACCGTCGCCGCCGAGCTGGCCCGCGTCATCGCCGGGACCGGGGTGAGGCTCGCATCGTCGGTCACCTCGACCGTCAAGGTGACGGCGGAGGCCGACTACGGCGCCTGCCGTCTCGACGCCGTGCTCACGCTGGCGGGGCTCGCCGGGGCTGTCGTCTGGTGCGACCGCGCCGGAGCCCTGGCACTCATCGACGCCACCGCCGGAACCGGCACCTCGTGGAGCTTCACACCCGGCGAGGACGTGGGGGTCGACCGCTCCCCCAAAATGTCGCGCGACGGACTCCACAATGGCGTGATCGTGAAGGGATCCGACGGCGACGATCGTTACGGCGTCCGAGGGTCTGCCGCCATCACCTCCGGTCCACTGCGATGGGGAGGACCTTTCGGCCGCGTGCCCACCACCATCACAGACCAGACGATCCACTCAAACGCCGCCGCGACCGCTCGCGCCCAGCGTGAGCGGGACGCGCTGGCCTCTTCACAGACCGTCACCGTCACCATCACCGCCCCCGACAATCCGGCCGTCGACTGCCTCGACCGGGCCGTAATCCCCACCGATGCGGGGACCATGTCGGGGCTCATCCGATCCATCGACCGCGACGGCGACGGCATGAAATTGTCTGTCGCTGTGCCGTGGCAGGAGGTCTGGCATGTCTGATCTGCTCGCCGCAGCCATCACCGCACGCCCGCCGACGCAGACCCGCGCCGTCGTCGCCGAGGTCGCCCCCATGGTGGGGCGCAACTACGGGGCCGCCACCGCTGTCACCATCGGGTCGCAGACACTCTCATGCACCGACGAGTGCCACGGATGGGTGCACGAGCCAGGCGACGCCGTGGCAGTCCAGATCTCCGACGGCGTGGTCCGCGTCACCGGATCGCTAGAGGATCGCCCGTCGGTGGGCACCGTGACATCGGTAGCCTCGGGATTCGCCCGCGTGGCCGACGATGACGGAGCCCTGTGGTGGGCGGCCGTCCTGCCCGGGCAGACCGTGACGGCAGGCGACCAGGTGACCGTCATGTGGACCGGCGCTGGCGGCGTCATCCTGCCAGCACTGGTCCCGGTGGCGATCCGCGCCTCAGCCCGCCCCCAGCCCGACCCGGCCTCCGAGCTTCCCGGAATCATCCCCGACGGCCCCGACCCGTGGGCCGACGTCACCGTGGCGGCCGTCGAGTCCGGAAGCCACGCATCAGGGGCATGGGTCAGATCCGGGGACTCGTCCCGCGTCGAGCAGGGATCACCCACCGGAGGCGCACCGGCAGCCGGGGCATGGCTGTACGGCGACGCGCTCGACTTCCTGGTCGGCCGCAGCGTCACAGCGGCCAGCATCACTGTGCGACGCTCCACCGATCCGGGAATCGCAGCATCCCCGGTGCTCATGTGCCACACGGCACGCACCACCGCCGACACCCCCGACTGGGTGGGGACGGCGCTCACCGGGCAGCCACTGCTGCCAGGGCAGACCGCCACCATCGACCTGACCCCCGAACTGCTCGCACCGCTGGTCGCGGGCACCGCTCACGGGCTCGGGATCGTCGGCGCCGACTGGTGCCGCCTCGACGGGATCACCACCACCGCCCTGTCCGGGCAACTCCACCTCACCACCGTCTGACAGGAGACCATCGTGGCCAGCACCACCACCAATTTTCAGATCCCGTTCCCCGGCCAGGGGGACGCCGCCAATGTGCCCGCCGACCTCCAGGCGATGGCCGCGCGCGTCGATGCCGTCCTCAAATCGGTCTCCGACACCGCCACCGCCACACAGGCGCTGGTGAACGCCCGGTTGGGGAACTTGAGGGTCTTCGCGAAGCGCGACACCATCACCGCCGGGCCGTCCTACTCTTACGTCAGGTCCTACAGCTTCCCCAGCGACGTCACCTTCTCGGCGGTCCCCATCGTCGGCTGCCAGCTCGCCACCGCCGCCGGAGGGACCACCAAGATCGAGTGCCGACCGTCCGCCACCACCACCACCGGATTCACCGTGTGGATTCACACGTGGGACAACAGCGTGATGGGCGACCTCGGCGCTCTGCCGCTCATCTGGTGGGCGCTGGGGGCCGCCTGATGTCCGGCATCGCAGGCGTCATCTCCGCCGTCGACGCTGTGACCGTCACCCTCGACGTTCCCGCCGGCGACCCCATCACCGCCACCCTCGGATCAGATCTGGCAGATGCCGCCGCAGTTGGTGTGCAGGCAGTCGCCGATTGGATCCCCGGCACCCCCGGCGAGACGGCCGAGGACGACCAGCCGGGACACTGGCAGATTGTCAGCGTCGGCGGGGTGCCGGGGACCATCGGCATGTCCGGGCTCGCCCCCGAAGTGGTCCAGGCCATCGAGTCCGCCGGTGCGGGTGGCATGACCCGCTGGGATGCTGTCACCGAGCCGTCACAGGACGGTCACGCCGCAGGTGACATGTGGTGGCAGCATGACGGCACCGTGTCCGGGGCTGTGATCGCGCAGTGGCATTGGGACGGATCGGCGTGGATCGCCGACACGCTCGACGGCGCCGTGCTCGCCAACCTCGACGCCGGTACCATCACCACCGGGGCGATGAGTGGCATCACGTACTACTCGCCGTCTGCCACCGCCCTCCCGCGTGCTGAGATCACCGGGCCGCAGGTACGCATCGTCCGCGACGTCGTCGGCGACGGGACTGGCCAGGTCACGATGGCGCTGGGCGGAGACGACGGCGACAGCCTCACCTTCTATGACGCCGACCAGCAGCCGCAGGGAGGGGTCGCCTCCGACGGAACCGTCACCGCGTCATCGGTGCTCACCGACTCCCTGTCAATCGCGGGCACCGACGTCCTCGACGTCGCCCAGCAGGGACAGCAGGGCTACAGCGCCGCACACATCTTCGTCAAAGACCACGGACCCGTCTCCCAGACGGAAACCGTGATCGTCGACCTGCAGTTTGTCGCAGTGCCAGGCCGCTCCTACAAGATCGTGTTCAACGCCTCCTGCGACATCCCCCCGACCGGACGACTGATCCCATACTTCCGCATGGTCATCGGCGCCGACGGAGCCGCCACGGCGGCACAACCCACCACATCGTCACAGGCACTCGGCAACGGAATCTTCCCAGCCGGCGACTACTATTCGACCAACTACGCCGCCCCCGTCTCCTACTCGATGCCGTGGGCGCCGCCCGCCACCATCACCCAGCCCACCGCCTGCAGGGTCGCCCTGTCGCTCCTATTCCAAGGCTCGGGACAGACGGTGATCCACAAGAACACCGGCTTCTTCTCCGTCGAAGACATGGGGTCGGCTTACACGGGCACCTTCGCCGACGGGAACTTCTCCGAGATCCCCGTCGTCACACACGAGCAAACATTCAACGCCGCATGGGTCAAGGCGTGGATCACCGGCACCGGCGCAACGACAGCCGGATGGATTCAGCAGGGCACCATGTTCGGGGCGACCGGGCAGGGTATGCTCGGCTTCCCGGCGGCCCTGCAATCGGCGTTGAACGGCGCCCAGTCCATCGCCTGGGTGGCCGTCCTGCTGCCTGTCCAATACGCCTTGGACTCGGGTGGCCTGGCCCCGCGCATCGGATATCACACCGCATCGTCTGCGCCCTCGACATTCTCCGCGTCGGGCACCTACACGGCGTCCCCGAAGGTCAAGACCGGAGGGTCGGCCTGGTTCCGGTTCCCCGCATCCTGGCTGCCGAAGATCGCCGACGGCACCTATAAGGGCATATCTTTGGGCGGCGATACGGGTACCGGAGCTCAATTCGCCGGGAATATCGGCAAGAATACGGGCACCACTCAGCTCCCGAACTGGCAACCGTTTCAGTTCAAGGCCCGGTGGACGAAATGACCACCCATGAGCGCCGCCTCCGTGACCTCACGTGGGTGCTGATCGTCGCGCAGGCCGTCATGCTGGGGCTCCAGTGGATCGGACGCGCCGCACCGTCCCGGCCACCGGTCCACGCATGGTGGCCCGCTCCGATGGCCGACGACTGGTGGTGGATCGGCTGCCATGCCGTCGCCGTCGTGCTTCTCCTGTGGGGGCTGGCACGGCGCCGGCGGTGGTTGCCCGGGGTCATCGGATCGTGGCTGAGTGCGGCTGCGTGGCTGATCTGGGGGGCGTCGGATCTGGCATGGTCCATCGACACCCGCCCGCCCGTCTCGCTCGTGGCCCCGCTGCTGGCACTGGCGGTGTGCGTGCCGCTGTCGGTGATCGTGGCGCACATGTGGAGCGACCGCGGACTCACCGACTGACAGGGGGACGGCATGACGCCGGAATGGTCCACCGTCCTCGTCGCAGCCATCACCGCCGTGGTGACGCTCGTGGGGACTCTCGTGGGGGCGGGGGGCAGGAGCCGACGCGAGGAACGCAGGGCGTCCGCACGGGTCGACTCGCTCGAATCGTGGGTCTACCACGCGCGCCACCAGCTGCGCCTCTGGAATGACTCACAGCCGCCCGATACGCCAGTCTTCCACCTCCCCCCACTCCCGGATTGGATGATCAATGCCTCAGACGACGAACCTCCTGGAAACTGAACGGAAGCAACGCCGCCGGGCCGAGCGGCTGAGCTTCTGGCAGACCGTCGTCCTCATCGCCCTGGTCGTCGTCGTGGGGGTCGGCGGCATGTGGTCCGGGACGGTCGTCGGGCAGCGCAATCACGCCACGGGTGAGGCATCCAAGAACGCCGAGGTGGCGCAGGGATTGGCCGCCCGCGTGCAGGCCGCCTGCCGACTCGACACCGACGAAGGCCGGTCGCTGCGGAAAGCGGGATTGTGCGCGGCTGCCAGCTCAGCATCCGCGCAGGTCACCGCCGCCGGGAAAGCCGGGGGCCAGCCCGGCCCGGCGGGTCCGGCGGGCGCGTCCGGCCAGCCGGGACGAGACGCGACCGGTAAAGCGGGGGCGGCAGGCAGTGCGGGCAGGGATGCGACTGGGGCACCCGGCAGTCCCGGACGTGACGCCACAGGTGAGGCCGGGGCCTCGGGTGCACCCGGCGCCGACTCCACCGTCGCCGGACCGGCAGGCCCCAGCGGACCGGCGGGAGCCGATGGACGCGACGGCAAGGACGGGGCCGCCGGACAGGACGGCCGGGGCATCGCCTCGCTCGCCTGCACGGATGGGCAGCTGGTCGTCACCTGGACCGACGGCACCACCTCCACCGTGACCGGCGCCACCGTCTGCCAGCCCACCGCCGAGCCCACCACGGACCCGACATGACCCCCCACGGGCACTGCACCGGACGGGTGTGGGTGTGCGGATGGGACGACCACGAATGCATCACACACACGACGAGGAGACATGACATGACAGACATTGATGTGCAGGCACTTCAGGTGCCTGACGACCAGGTGCTCGACCCGGTGGACGACGGCCTGACCGACGAGGACATCGACGCCCTGATCACCCTGCAGCAGGAGGGCGACGCCGACGAATTCGCCCACGCCGAACCCACCGAGCAGGTGGAGGGTACCGAGGGGGACGACAGCATCGACGCGACTGATGCGACCGCGTTCCTGGCCACCCCCTCGGCCCTCATCTCCGTCCCCAAGCCCTCCGGTACCGTGGCGCAAATGGCCGCCCGAGCCGTCTCCTGGTTCGTGTCCAAGGCGGGGACCAAGGAGTCCCCGCGCTACAGCAATCACATCTTCATCTGGCTCGACGTGAAGCCCGACTGGAATGGTGAGCCGTACTGCGCGGCCGGGGTCACCGACGCGTGGGCACGCCAGGGCGTCGACCTCCGCCGCGTCATCTCCAACCCCTACTACTGCCCGAATCTGGAGGCCATGGCCAAGTCCTACGGGGCGTGGCAGCCCAACAACGGAAAGTACAGCCCGCGTCCGGGTGACATCTCGCTGATGGGCCGCTCTGGCTACGCGTCCCACACCGGTCTTGCAGCCCCCACGTCCGGCAGCTACAGCGGCTACCGGCAGATCGAGGCCAATACCAGCGCGGGAAACTCCGGCAGCCAGACCAACGGCGACGGCATCTACATCCGTTTCCGTGACTCCGGCTTCATCCGCGGCTGGATCAACATGGCAGCCCTCATTCCGGCACTACGGAAGGCCGGGCTGGTCGGCAAGCCTTCCACCTCCAAGCCGAAGCCCACCCCGAGCAAGCCCGCCATCAGCTTCGCCACCACGATGAAGTTCGTCACCGGGTCGAAGCGCGGCTTGAAGAACGGCAACGTGGCGATCATGCAGAGGGCATTGAACGCGCAGTCCAGCATCAGGCCGTGCCCGCTCGACAGCAAGTGGTCCGGCGCCATGCAGGCCCCCTACGCCCGCTACCAGCGCGCCTGCGGTTACCAGGGCGCCGACGCCGACGGAATCCCCGGCTACTCCACATGGGCACGGCTCATGTCCTGGGCCGGATACACCCCCACCAAGTGAAAGAAGCATCCAGCATGGACATCACAGCAGCACTGTCGGTCGTCGCGGCGGCCGTCCTCTCCGTCCTCACCGCCGCTCTGGCGAATCGGCCCGGCTGGTCGGCCGGCCGCAAGCGGGCCGTGTCGACCGGCACCGCCGTGGTCCTCGGTGTGGTCGCGGCGATCGCGACCGGCGCCATTGACGGGATCCCTGCGTCGTGGACGTCGTGGCTGGCCTCGGCCATCGTGTCGGTGGCGGTGGTCATCGGTCTGGCGCAGGGCTTCCATCGTCAGTGGGCGGGGGCTCTGGGCAGGCTCGAATCAGCCACCAGCCCCACCGCCACCACGCAGGCGGAGCCCGTGCCTGCACCGGAGCCGGAGCCCTCCGTCATCCCTGACGGCGAGGGTGTCGCCACCAACTGACCCCCGCACACGCTGCCGCCCCACCCTCATTGCGAGGGTGGGGCGGCTTTCGTGCGTCTCAGCGGCCCTCGTCTGCCAGCCGGTCCAGTGCCCGCGCCAGCACCGGGTTCAGCTGCCGGATCGTCTCCTCCACATCGTCCGCCCACCCCGGCGAGAGCCAGCTAACCCTGACGCTGTAGCCAGGAGGGGATCCGGGGCGCTGCGCCCCTCAACGACGCAGTGACTCACACATTGACTCACTAACAGACCCCACAATCGTGCTCTGACCCGCTCTGCTGGCTGATTCGACAGGTGCCGTCCCGAAATCCAGGTGATCAGCGGCTAGACTCGACAGCATGAGCAGGGGCACCGCCAAACCGCATCTGGCTAGGGGGAAGCTTCGATTATCGCCGTACCGCTGGGGCGCTGCACCCGCAACGCTAGACTCACTGAATGACTCACCAGAGAGGACGGGACCATGGCACGACGCGACCAGGGCACCGGATCGGTCTACCGGCGCGGTAGTGACGGGCGATGGATCGCGCAGATCGAGAACGGATGGACACCGAGCGGCCGGCGCCGGTACACCCGCCGGACGGCGGGCAGCGAGACGGCGGCACGACGCATCCTCAAGGACCTGATCGCCGAGCAGGCGGCAGGCCAGACCTCCATCGACCCCCGCACCACCGTGCGCACCTGGTGCGAGGAGTGGCTCGGCGGCGTCGAGAAGCGCGCCAAGCCGACCACCCTCGACGCATACCGCAGCGCGGCAAGGGTGTGGATCGTCCCCACCCTCGGCAGGAGGCGACTGTCAGCGCTGACCGTCGCCGACCTCGACAAGCTCACCGCAGCGGTCCGCGCCTCGGGGTCCGCCACCCATGCCCTCGGCGTTGCGAAGATCCTGCGCACCTGCCTCAAGTCCGCCGTCGTCGCAGGCCACAATGTGCCCCGCCCTGTCATGGCCGCACCACTCCCCCGCCACGGCCTGACCGACCGGCAGGCCATCCCCACCGAGGCGGCGGCGCGGATGCTCGCAGCGGCAGCCCACAAGGAGACGTGGCCGCCACTGGGTGAGCGCCCGCCCACCGACTGGACGTCGCGCGAGTCCATCGAGGCAAAGCGACGATGGGACGGCGACCAGCTGGCACGCGAGGAGGACATCTCCCGCATCATGGCAGCCCTCCTCCAGGGCATCAGGCCACAGGAGGCACTCGGCCTCACATGGGACTGTGTCGATCTCGACCGCGACCTCATGGATGTCAGCTGGCAGCTCCAGGACATCAAGCCCGACGCGACTCTTCCCGACGACTTCGAGATGCGTCGCCTCGTCGGCTCCAAGGCCCTGGTCCGGCCCAAGTCGCGCTCAGGCGTCCGGACTCTGCCCATCGTCCCGTGGATGGCCGCAGCGCTCGCCGACTGGCGCGGCCGGCAAGGGCCGAATCCTCACGGGCTGGTGTGGACGCGCGCAGACGGGCGACCCATCGAGGGACGCACCGACCTGGAGGCATGGAAGGCACTGGAGCGGCACGCCGGAGTAGCCAAGGGCGACGGCCACTACGTCCGCCATGAGGCCCGCCACACCACGGCGTCACTGCTGGCCGAGCTGGAGGTGCCAGTGCCGGTCATCATCGCCATCGTCGGGCACTCCTCCTACGCGACGACGATGCGGTACACGCATGTCGGGATCGAGCAGGCACGCCAGGCACTCCAGCAGGTCGCAGAACGATTGCAGATCACCGACTGAGCAAGACCATGCCCCCGTGAGCGCTGAGGCTCACGGGGCGGTTTCGTCGTCTCACGGCCGGGGTATCACTTCTTCCACCTCAGTCGCCCATCCTTGGCCACCTTGCATGTGAGCGTGTTCCCCGATGAGCTCGTACCCGTCGCCCCCTCCACTGAGCAGTAGGAGCCGCCATGCACCGTCCCCTCGTCACGGGATTCGTGTGTCGTCTCCGGGGCGGCCGGGGCCTGTGTGGTGTGCTGCCTGGTCGGAGCCGCCTTCCTCGGCGCGGCAGCCTTCTTGGTCGCCCGGTGAGTCCGGGCAGGTGCTGTCTTCGTCGGCGCCGGCGCCGCCTTAGGCTGCCAGTTCACATCGGGTGACGCGGCGGCCGGAATCTTCTGCCCCTTGCAGCTGGCCAGGATCCCCGCGATCGCGTCATGCTCAGCCTGGGTCACCCACAGCCGATAATCGTGCTTGACCGCCACCTGACGAGCCACATACTGACAGCGGAATGGCTTGTTGGCGGGCAGCCAGGTGGCAGCGTCCCCGTCGGACTTCTGCTGATTTGTCGGCCCGTCGACGGCCAGCAGATTCAAGGGATCGTTCGCTAGACGTCGACGCTGCTCATCGCCAATCTGCTGCGCCCCCTTCTGCCACGCATCAGACAGGGCCACCACATGATCAATCTGAATCTCGGATGACGTCGTCTGCCCCCGCTTGAAGGCGATATCGCGGCCCGTGTACGGGTCGTGCAGCGTCCCGGTCAGGATCACGCACTCCTTCGTGCCGTCCTTGAACGTCTCACCCTCGAGATCCCGCTGGAGAATGTCGTTGCGGGTGTCACAGCCGTTGTGGTCCGTGTCCGCCCACGCCTGGCCGAACAGGGCCCGGTCGTATCCGGTCTTCGGCGCCCGGCCCTTGACGGGGAGAGTGGCCAGAATCGCGAGCGCAGTGTCCTGCCCGGCCTTCGCCGACGTCAGCGACGGTGTGGGGGTCGGGGTGACGCTTGGCGTCCGGCTCGGGGTGACCGAAGGCGTGTCTGGGGCGCTGGCGGATGCGGTGGTGGCGTTGCTCGCAGGCTCGGCCGCCGTCGTCGCCTGGGGTGGCAGCAGCAGACCGCCCGTGGTCATCACCGCGAGGGCGACCGGGATCCCGATGATCGCCTGCTTCCTCGACGCCGGAATGAGAGGCGTCACCCACGACCTGCCGCGGATCATGTGCCAGACCGCGGTGATGCCGATGTAGACGCTGGCCAACGACAGCGCACCGCCGAGCCCTCCCCCATCGGAGGCGCCGCCGATAGCGATGACGATGAGACCTCCCGCACCGATCCAGAACGCGGGGCCGAATCTCCGGCCTCTCTGCCCGTCCTGCTGCCCCCACTGCTGCTGACTCACCTTGACCATTCTTTCCGGCGCGCGTCACGGACGGCCCGCCCCGCCTGTCGATGGATGCCGCCCACATTGTGCGGCTGCTGTGATTGTCTCACGGAAGGTTGAGCCCAGCCGGGATATCGGCGATCTCGCCCGCGGGGTGGTCAGTCACCAAGAGTGAGCGCGATGTCACCCGTATCCAGGTCGTCCTCGTGGAAGCTGGGGCCACCGCGGTCACCGATCTTGAAGTTGTAGATGCTCTCGCCGCGTGGGATCTCACTGATGAGGAACTGGAATACGCACGCTCCACCTGTCACTTTCGACTGGATGAGCGGACCGAACGCGATCTGCTTGGAGGAACCGTCGTAGACACTGACCTGCGCCCCGGTGTCGATGTCGGAGTACCAGTCGGCCCCAGAGCATGACCCGTCCGAACTGACCGTGAAGTTGTCACTCCCCTTCAACGTGAGAGATCCGGTCACCATGATCTCGTCAGAGCTCGGCGTCGGAGATGGTGTCTGGGTCCTGGAATGCGTGGCTGCCGGGGCCACGCCCGCGCCTCCTCCGCCGATACCCCGGGAGACGGCCAGTGTGGAGGTCACCCCCACCACCAGCCCGAGCCCACCGCACAGAAGCCCGACCGCCACCTTGGAAAGGCCTTTACCCCTTGGCTGCTCGGTGGGCTGAAAGTAGTCCCGGGGGTCGTAGCTCCCTGGTGAGGATTGGTAGTAGTGGTCGGGGGTCTGATACGAATCCGGCGGCTGATAGCCGTCCGGCTGCCCCTGGTCCCGCCTGGGCGTCAGATAGTCCGACATCTTGAGTTGTCTCCTTGGGATGGATGGGCGCCGCCGTGGCGTCCATATGGTGATGGTCTCACAGCCCGCCTACAATTCACGCGCCGGAGCCACGGTGATGAGCGGTGGCAGCCCGCAGTCTGGCGTGTTCCGCGACGTCTAGCTGTACTTCCTCGGGTCACCCCAGCGATGTCACCCGCGCGGAGATTGTTCCGTCATCGCCGGGCGGGATCGTCGCCGTGCACTCCCACTGATGAGACACCATCCCGCCGAACTCATTCTCGGATTCGACAGTCCCCCAGGTGCGCACCGTGTAGCCCCCGGCGCCGTCATCGCTGGCCACTCCTCCGACGCCCGACCACACAGCTGTAGACGGCGCCTTGAGCCCCTTCTTCACTGCACCCTTGCAGGTCTCTTGCGCAGCGACGACGGCCTCATTGGATGTCATCTCGGCGGACCGGCCACCATCGCCCCTCCCGAGCGTCACGGTCGCCGTGATCGCCAGAATCACGGCGCAGAGAATCGCCAGACAGAGGATGAAGATCCTGGTGTTGCGGGCGCCGACTTGGTTCCCACTGGATTTACTGCGGCCGTCTGTCTCTTGACCAACGTCGTGTACGCCGGCAGGCTCTGGCATGTCGCCTCTCCTTGGTGTGGATGGTCGCCGCCATGGCGTCCACGATGATGGTCTCACGGGCTGGCGACACTCAGTGCCCATCGAGACCGCTGGGATCCTGGCTTTCCTCGCCGAGCTCATCCCAGAATCGTCTCCGCTTCTCGTGCTCGGCCTGCTGGCGCGGTGACACGTAGCACGCGGTCACCGCGCCGCGTGCGATCCTCTCCTCGAGGTCGGGCAGGTGTGAATCCGGACGACCGTTGCGCGCATCGGCGCGGGCCGTCTCGCGCACCATGGCGATGTCATCGCACACGTCCAGAATCGTCTTCTCGTCCTGACTGAGCCGCCGGCCCTTCAACTCATCGTGCGCGAGCTCGATCGCCGCCGACATGATCCTTCGTGTGGGCTCAAGCATTACTCACCGACACTTTCCAGCATCGCGAGGACGCCGTCGATTCGATTGGTGGATCCGGTGGAACTGTGATGACTCTCCTCGTACACGTCGACGCGATATCGGCCGTCATCTTCATAGATGAGGGCGTACCGGTCGCCCTGGCCACCCAAGTCGATCCGCACGACCGGCTCACCGCCCCCGTCGATGATGGTCTGCGTCGCATAACCGGCCTCAGACAGTGCCAGTTCAATGTTCAGCCAAGCGGCCACGATGCTCTCTCCTCACCAACGCGACTGGTCCGCAACGATCTTCGCCTGCACGACCTGCGGGTTGTCGCTTGTACTCCCGACGGTGCAAGTCACCATTGCCAGCACCTTTCCGCCCGATGTGATGATCTCACACCTGTGAGGACCGTGAGACGGCGGCCTCAATCTGGGACTGCTCGGTCCGGGGATGCCGCCGACAGGTCATGCGCTGTCCCTGTGGTGGGCTGTGACCGCCCACAGCCTGGCGCGCTCGGCGACGTGGAGCCCGTCGAGCCGGGCCTCGATCAGGTCGCGGGTGACGCCGAGGTCGAAGGCGATCACCCGCGGATCCGGCGACCATGCGAGTTCGGCGGCCAGCACGTCGGGGGCGATGAGCATCCGGGCCGCCAGCGCGTGGACCGTCTGCTCCTCGCCCGCCCGCGCCCAGCCGGGGCACGGACCCCTTGATGCGTGCACCATCTCGTGGGCCAGCGTGGCGTCCCGCTCAGCCGGCGTGAGTCGCCGATCCACTGCGACCGCCCGCGACGCCCACCTGCACCTGCCCCGCCCCGACGCCAGCATCTCCGCGCTCAGCCGCCAACCGGCCGGCCACACCACATCACCCATGATGTCCATGGGCTGATGGTGGCAGCGGCCACCGACAGATCAGGACGGGTCATCCTCCGGCGGCTGTTTCTTGCCGTGAGCTGGGATGAACGACCCGATCAGCATCACGGCCGGCACACCGAGCATGATTCCAGCCATCCCGGTCTGCCCTCTGAACCCGAAGACGATCGCCGCAATGACGCACACCAGCGACAGGAACATGGCCCACCCTTGGCCGTTGGAGTCGCGCTCTGTCTGCGCCGCGGTAATCCTGTCCTCGCGGTCGGAGACCTGCACCGTCTGCGACTCGTAGACCTTCAGGATCCGGTCTCCCGCCCCCGGGACGACGTCCTCGTACGACTGGAGGGTGTCGGGATCCGGCAGCGGGGCGGACCACAGGGCTGTGGTCTCGCGATGGATCAGCGCGCGGAGCTGCTGGACTTCTTCGACGTTGTCGACTTCGGGGAGAGGCGGCTGAGCCTCCGCAGGCTCTCTGCCTGGCGCTGCCTCGACTCGCGAATGATCTGATCCGCCCTGCCCGGCCTGAACAGCCGGAACGTGCCGAACCCCTTCATCACGGGCCGCATCAGGTTCGTTGTGCTCATGAGTCAACCGTACGTCCTCATCGGTCTCGTGGTGGTCGGTGGGGCCCGGATTCGCAGATTCAGTCATCTCCGGCTCCTCGCCTTCGCCAGCCTCGCCGCGATCGAGTCATAGTGTGAGCCGCGATGCCCAGCCGGGCACTCGGCCAGGTAGCGCTCCAGACAGGCGATCTCCTCAGCGTGCTGGCCGGTCTTGCGGTAGATGATCGCCGCCTGCTCGAAGTACCACGGCGCAGGCTCTCGGTCCTGGCGCGTTCTGATCGTCGCTTCCTGGCACTCGCCGAGGAGCTCGAGTGCCGCCTCGAACTCGCCGTCGCGCTTCATCTGCTTGATCGTCTCCACCCACTCCGAGTAGTGGCGGTCGCGCACCATCTCCAGATCGCGCATCCATGGCAGTTCAGTCATTCCAGGGCCCCTCGTCGCGATCTCCCCAGTCGTCGGGGTCCTGGGAGATGTCCTCGTCAGCGACCTCGTAGTCGGCCTGGCGGGGATGCTCGTCGGCGGCCTCGGCCACGTTCTGCGCTTGGTCAATCATCCGCTGCCGGCGCCGCTCCTGCCAGGTCAGTGGACGGTCGACCTCCACGTCCCTGTCGGTGTGGACGACGTCGAGCCGCCCCTCGTCGCCACTCTTCTCAGCATCTGGCTGCCGGCCATCACTGGACCTCCGCTCCCTCAGCCGCTCAGCGAGGATGCCGAGCAGCGCTTCATCGGACAGGCTGCTGAGATCAGGGTCGACCGTCTCCAGTCGATCCACCGGAACCCCGAGAGCCTCGGCCGCCTTCGTGATGAAGACGCCCTCCGGTATCTCAGGGAAGGCCCGGTGGAGGCCAGCGATCGTCTCGTCGGCGACCATGCGTCCCAGGTGGTCCTTGACCAGGAGCCTGGACACCGTGGCCGGGGTGATCCCAGATGCTCGGGCCAGATCCGCCTGGCGCCACCCATGACCGTCCATCAGGTCCTGGATGAAGCGTCCTAGCTCGTGCATGGCTCAACCATCCTCGCGATCGGGGGCATCCGCGACCCCCGGCAGACGCGGGCGTCAAGTGGACTACGACACGCCAACACTAACTTTTCGTCAAGCAACACGCGACAGTGGCAGGCCTGTCATGGCGCGGTCACGCGAAGATTTCCGGTATTCCCCCTTGACGTGATGTCAAGCAACATGCAATGATCTCTTGCGTACCGCTTGACAAGTGACAAGGAGGCGCGGACGATGAGAACCACCCGATACCAGACCAGAACCGCAAGGAGGCGCTGGATGCAGCTCCGCGACCCGGCCCTGCTGAAGACCTACATGGAAGCCCGAGACTTCTCCTACGCGAGACTCGGCCGCTACGCCGGCGTGAGCCGCCAGTTCATCTGGCAGCTCGTCAACGACCGCACGCAGCGGACCTGCTCGCGAGAGGTCGGCCGACTCATCGAGGAGGCCCTCTCGGTCCTCCCCGGAACTCTTTTCATGCCTCGACTCTCAAGCGAGGCGCCCGAAACCCACTCATCACACAAGAAGGAGCGCGTCGCATGAGCCTCATCCAGGGGTGCCTGTCCCGCACCGCCACCACCGCCTCCGATCTCCAGTCGGCCCGCGCCGAGCATCAGCAGGCCGACCCGGCCCGCATCGACGCCGACACCATCCGCACCATCACCCGGGCCGACGAGGCATGCCGGGCCGCCCAGCTGGTCGTCGACCGGCTGCATGAGGTCATCGACTCACTGCCCCGCAACCGTGTCGACAAGCGCGACGCCCGCTTCGCCGTCACGCAGGCCGCCTACTACCTGGACGACTGCCTCCGGGCCATTGACCAGCTCACCGAGGAGGCCGGATCGTGAGCGTCACAGCCCCACCGATGGGGATTCCCAATACACAGCCTCATATGCGCCACATGGACCTCGGTTCTCGTGAGAAGGAAAGCATCGGTGACGCGCGCCTTCTCACGATGACCGAGTGGAAGCGGCGCATCACTGCCCATGCCGAGCGCATCGGGGTGCAGCGCTCCGCGTCGGCAATCAAGCGCATGGCCCAGAAGGTGGCCCGCGACGCCCAGCCAGGAACCGACCCCGACCGCGTCGTCGCCGGCCTCTTCGAGCAGCGTGACGAGCCCGACCCGGCGTCGCGACTCGACCACCTCGACCCCACCGATCCACGCGTCCGGATCATCAACTACGCCGACCCCACCGGCGAGGAAGCATCCGCCAAGGTCGACAGGGAGCGTGCAGCATGACCCCGGCAGCGCGGAGGTGTCATGAGCGGCTGGAGGCGATGGGTTTCGTCCGTGACGTGGACAGGTCGAATCGTGAGCGGTCGGTGTGGTCGCATCCGAATGATCCCGGCCAGCAGATCCGCGTGTACGTCGGCATCAAGGAGGACGCGGCGACCCTGAAGCTGCGCCGCGCCGAGCAGATCGCCGGCCTCGCAAAGACTGGGGACGGCAGCGACACGATCAAGGATCGGGCGCGGATCAGACGGCAGGCCGATGCACGTAAGCGTGTCGCCGAGATCGCCGCGCACGAGAAACAGCTGGCCCCCTACCAGGCGGAGGCCGACGCGCGGGCCGCCGAGAAAGCCCGCCGCAGCCGGGCGGACGAGAAGCACCGGCTCATGTCGGCTGTCGAGGATGCCCGCGAGCAGCTGTCCCGGGTGAACCAGCGCGGCCAGGACCCGCGCAAGGCCCTAGTGCAGCTCCAGATCGCCCGCGACCGGCTGCACGAATTCACCTCAGGCGGATGCAGATGACGGTCCGCAAACGCAGAGGAAACACGGAGCCCCAGCCGACGCAACCGGCTGGGGCTCTTCACATCCCAAGGAGAGATATGTCCATCATCCCACAGGACGGCCAGTCGCCCTTCGACAAGATCCGGCGCACCAGACCTGACGGCTCGGAGTACTGGTCGGCCCGAGACCTCATGCCCCTCATGGGCTACGGCGCCGACTGGCGCAACCTCATCACTGCCATCGACCGGGCAGAGATGGCGGCAGAGAACATCGGCGAGGACATCGGGCACCTTTTCGGTGACGTCACCGAAAAGTCGGGAGGTCGGCCCCGGCAGGACTTCCACCTCACTCGCTATGCCGCCTATCTCGTCGCGATGAACGGCGACCCCCGCAAGCCAGAAACGGCCTCGGCGCAGGCGTACTTCGCGGTCCGCACCCGAGAGGCCGAGACGGCGCTGCCGGACCTCTCCACCATCGACGGCCAGCTTGCCGTCGCCCAGCAGCTCGTCGCACAGACCCTCGCCCGCAAGGAGGCCGAGGAGCGGGCCCTCAAATCCGAGGGCACCGTCAAGGCCATCGAGGCCGCCAACGGCATCACACTCCGCGAATTCCACAAGCAGTACTTCCCCGAAGTGCCGGAGCGGGCCTTCTTCCAGAAGCTCTACGACCTCGGAATCCTCATCGACCAGCGCGGCAGTCGCGGCCGCGATGACCGAACCGGCCGGATCAAGAACGGATACCAGCACCGCCACCCCGGCTACAAGGGCAAGCCGTACATCTACCTGCACGGCTCGCTCGACCCCAAAGGCGTGCGCCGCGAATCCCCGAAGGTCCGCCCGGGCCAGCCCGAGATCGACCTCGCTCGGCTCCTCAATACCAAGGGCCTATCCCTCAACCCCACCATCACCCTCCCGAAGGAGATCGCAGCATGAGGCTCTACAAGGCCCAGGACGTCACCCCTGAGTGCGCGGCGGACGAATACGAAGACGAAGACGGCATCTTCGACGCGATCGCATGGGACGAGCGGAAGTCCCCGACTACGGAGGCTGAGGGCGCCCCGGCGGGTTGGGACCAGCACTGCCTGGACGTGTGGGGGGAGCCGCACGAGTTCTTCATCCCCTCCGACAGGCGCATCTACCGCTCCCGCTCCTCCGCGCAGGAGCGTGTCGACCTCATCAACCGATGGGGCGGGCACGCCGTCCTCGTCGAGGCCGATGTCGACTGGGTGCCCGTCACAGAGGCGAACAGAAGACGCAAGCGGGCGAGGCTCAAGGCGAAAGCGCAGCGGCTCATTGGCCAGGCGCAGGCCGTCGCTGACCAGCTCGCTGCCCTCGATGGGGAGGCTCTCTGATGCCCCGCAGGAAGCCCGAGCAGGACGCCGACTCCGCCGCGTGGATGGAGCGGCGCGCACTGATCGCCATGGCAGGCGAGATCGCGCGCACCGCCGGCGGCCATTGGCTCCTCACCTCCGACGAAGTTGGAGCGGTCATCGGCCGATCCAAGGACGTGGTCGAGCACCTCCGTAAGGCCACCAAACCGATCCCCGCCGGACCACCGATGACCGGCTGGGTCAAGGACGGCACCGCATTCAAGCTCCACACACTCCGCCTTGCGGAATGGCTCACCTCACTGGAAGAGGTTGCATGAAACCCGCAATTATCGCCGCCACCATCCTCGGCGCCATCGTTCTGTCAGGTGTGGCCGGGCTGGCATGGGTGTGCTGGCAGCTCAACCAGGCCGACCCCGACGAGTGGGGCGGTGCACGATGACCGCACTCACCCTCCCCACCCTCACCAACGGCGGCCTCATCCTCCTGCTACTGCTGCTGGGCGCTATCACCGTGGTCGGCCTCATCCTCGCCGACGAGCACCGCATCGACGAGCGGCTGTGGCTCGACATGACCCTCGGCCCTGACGACGACCAGGAGGACCGATGACCATCGAGCGCGGCATGACACCCAGCGAGGCCGCCGAGCTCACCAGCCTCGGCGCCCAGACTATCCGCGCCGCCATCACCCGCGGCGAGATCGCCTCCTACGGGCGCGGCCGCATCCTCCGCGTCCGCCTCGACGACGTCTCCAAGACACTCCTCCCCCATAGAAAGCAGGGCCAGCCATGACCTCCATCAGACTCGACCGCGGCGACATGCAGAGCATCCGGTTCGCTCTGCGCCGCACCGCCCGCAGCACGACCGAATGCGATGGCCTGATTCCGCTGGCCGACCAGCTGTCCGCTGTCGGCCAGGGCACCCTCACCGACGACCGGGTCACCACGGTCACCGTGCCGGAGGCGGCATGGGAAGCCCTGGTGGACCTCCACCGCGAAGTCGGCACCCTCCTCGCCATCGAGGACTCCCGCCGCCGCTACTCCACCCTGGAGATGCCGCCGAAGGCCATCAAGGCCGGCGAGCAGCTGTACGACCACCTCACCGCGATGATGCGCGAGCACGCATGGTGCGCCCAGCGCATCGCCGGCGTGATCCCCGACACGGTCGTGGATGCCGAGGTGGCCGACCGATGAGAACCTCAGGAACAGCCGTCGCGCTCGGATCATTCCCGGATGGCTCGCCAGCCTGGCACATGGCCCGCAAGACGCGGATCGGTGGATCCGACATCGCACAGATCCTCGGCCTGTCGCCGTGGGGAGACCGCTACAGCCTGTGGTGCGAGAAGGTCGACCCCAAGCCGGCCGAGGACAACGCGAGCCCGCTGATGGAGGCAGGCCACTACATCGAGCAGGCCGCTGCGCAGTGGTACGCCGACCACCGCCTGCCCGAGGGGCTGCACGTCCGCAACGCCGGCACCTGGGTTCACAAGGATCGCGGCTGGCAGCTCGCCAACCCTGACCGACTCATCGTCCCCAACGTGCGCTCCGACGCCGACCCGGCCGGGATCCTCGAGATCAAGTTCGCCCCCAACTCGGCGGACAGGTTCGGCGACGACGGCAGCGACGTCGTGCCGGTCAACTACTGGTGCCAGGTGCAGTGGTACATGGCCGTCTTCGGGGTGCCGTGGGCTGACATGGTTGTGCTGTCGCGTTGGGGATTCCGCTGCTACCGGATCGCCTCTGATCCGGACTGGCAGGCGATTGCCGCAATTGAGGGTGAGCGGTTCGCTGACGCTGTCGCTCTGGGAATCGAGCCCGACTGGGCGCCCACCGAATGGGCCTACGAGGCCGACCGGAACCGGCACCCCGAGATCACCTCAGACGAGATCACCGTCCGCGACGACCGTCTTCTCGACCTTCTCGCCTCCGTGGGGCAGCTCAAGGACGCCGAGAAGGAGGCCAAGGCCGCCCTCAAAGATCCCGAGACTGAGGCGAAGGCCGCCCTCGCCCACCTGATGGGCACCGCCGGAGCCGCCTTCGACCCGACCGGCAGGAAGCTCGCCGTCCGGCGGGCACGCAACACCAAGGCCGGAGACCCCGGCCGCCCCTACGTCGTCATCAACTGAAAGGAACATCCATGTCAAACGACATCGTCCGTCACGGTGGGTCAGCGCTCACCATCACCGCCGACCAGCAGGGCTTCAACGACACCCAGTTGGCTGCGCTTCGACAGCTCGGCGTCGACAAGGCTTCACAGGCCGACATCGCCGTCTTCTTCCACCAGGCGCAGGCCACCGGCCTCGACCCCTTCAAGCGGGAGATCTACATGATCGCCCGCGGCGGGAAGCCCACCATCCAGACCGGCATCGACGGCTTCTACAAGATCGCCAACCGGGTCGCCGGAGGCACTTGGGGCATCGACTCCACCATGTGGTGCGGTCAGGATGGCCAGTGGGTCGACGTGTGGCTGTCCAACCAGCCCCCGTCTGCTGCGAAGGTGACCGTCCGCCGCGGCAACGCCACCTTCACCGCCGTCGCCGTCACCAAGGAGTACAGGGCCCAGGGCCCCATGTGGGACAAGATGCCCTCCCGGATGATCGCCAAGTGCGCCACCGCCCTGGCGATCCGGCAGGCGTTCCCCGACGACCTGGCCGGCATCTACACCACCGAGGAGATGCCCGAACACGAGGCGCAGACTAGACCCGCTTCTGCTGCCGCGCAGCAGCAGAAGCCGGCCGTCGACTGGCATCCCATCGTCGACGTCATGCGGCAGCTCGGATGGGACTCCGACGTCACCAAGGAATTCGTGCAGCAGCATGTCGGCCACGAGTTCGCCGCCATGTCCGACCTCACCCAGAATGAGATCGACGGCGCCCGAAAGGCCATGGAACAGTTCCTGACCGTGGACGCCGAGGTCGTCGACGAGGCTACCGGCGAGGTGATCGCATGAGCGGCGAGACCACCATCACCATCATCGGATCGCTCGGCGCCGACCCGGAACTGCGCTTCACCCCCAACGGTGCACCGGTCGCCAACTTCGACGTCGCATCCACCCCGCGCACCTTCGACAAGCAGCGCAACGAATGGGTCGACGGGGAGGCGCTGTGGCTGCGCTGCACCGTGTGGAAGGACGCCGCCGAGCATGTCGCCGAGTCCCTCAAGAAGGGGGACCGGGTCATCGTGCAGGGCAACCTTCGCGCCCGAAAGTTCACCGACCGCGACGGCAACAACCGAGTGTCCCACGAGCTCGATGTGCTTGATGTCGGGCCGTCGCTGCGCTTCGCCACCGCGCAGGTGCAGCGCGCCACCAAGGGCGGACAGGGCTGGTCGTCGCAGGGATTCCAGCAGGGCAACAGCGCCTGGAACTCCGCGGCGCCGGCTCAGCCGGGCGGGGACGGTCATCTGCCGCGCTCCCAGCACCAGCCTGCCCAGCAGGAGCTCGCTGATCCGTGGGCGCAGGGCCAGTCGGATGCCGCGCCCTTCTGATCCATCCACCATCCATCCGGGGCCGGGGCGCACACGTTGCGCCCCGGCCCCTCGCATTGAAGGGACCACCACCATGCCATTCCCCACCAAGCAGATCGACCTGTCCGAGGTGCACTGGCTGCTCGACGCCGGCGAATCAGTCCACCAGATCGCCAGGACCATGCACGTCACCGTCGGCGGAATCCTGCGTGCCGCCGAACGCGCACGAGACCCGCGCATCATTCTCGCCTGTCGCATCGGCCTCCACCAGTGGGGCGAGGGCCAGGAGATCGCAGCATGACCGCCCACGACCACGGCCGCACCCGCATCCACCCGTCACAGTCGGATCCTGGCGTGCTGGGCATCACCGAGGATCAGCGGCGCGACGCCACCAAGGCACTGCTGCGCATGGGCGCCCTCGACCTGCGCCAGATCCTCGGCCTCGACCAGCCCGTCGCCGAACTGGATACCCAGCCCGAGCGCATCAGGCCGCTGCACCACACCGGCGACCTGCATTCGGGCGCCAGGAGGATCGCATGAGCCGCAACCTGGCATCCGCCAAGGCCGCCGGACGCAGCTTCGAGACGCTGATCGCCACCTACTTGCACGATCACGTCGACGACCGCATCGAGCGGCGCCGCCAGGGAGGATCCCATGACCGCGGGGACATCTCGGGGCTGCGCCACATGGGCGGCCGGATCGTCATCGAATGCAAGAACACCGCCCGCATCGACCTGGCTGGGTGGGCCTCAGAGGCCGAGACGGAGCGCGGCAACGATGACGCCATCGCCGCAGTGATCGCCCACAAGCGGCGCGGTCACGGCCGCGCCGATCACCAGTGGGTGACCATGACGCTCGGCGATTTCGTCAGCCTCATCAATGGGAACCGAGATCACCTGGAGGACCTGTGATCAGAGACGACTACGACCCCATGGCCGAGGCCCCCTACGACGACCCCGTCGAGCACCCGGTCCACTACGACCGGGGCGAATGCCCCCACTGCGGAAACCCCATCGAGACCCGATTCGTCATCGAGGACATGCCCTATTTTCGTGGCGCCGCCGTGAAGTACGCCATCAGGGCGGGAAGGAAGAATCCGGACAAGGAACTCGAGGACATCCGGAAGGCGATTCAGTGCCTGCAATTTGAGGCCGAGCGGATTGAGAGGCTCACCGATGACGCATGAGCTGACCGTCACCGTCGCCTCCCGTCGCGGGGGCCGCACCTGGTGGGACGTGCGCTGCGAGTGCGGATGGCACGGACGCCAGACCACCATCTACCGAATGGCCGTCATGGAGCACGCCAAGCACGTCGCACACGAGGACGAAAGGACGAGGAAATGACTCTCTGGCAGCCGTCATCCAAGCGCAGCGCCCGCCAGCTCTACGGCTCGGACGCATCGCATGCCGCCGACGAGGTGCGGTGGTGGAGGACACGGCGCGGCATCGGAGCCACCCGCAGATGGCGCCACATCGAGCGCCGCACGGAACGAATCCTGAGGAGAACCAAATGAGTGACATCACCGACCTGTGCCAGATCATCCACCGTGGCATCGGCCTCAACTTCGAGGACCTGGCCGACGAGATCATCGCCGCTGGATTCCACCGTGACCGCACCATCACCACCGCCGAGGAACTCGACAAGTGCCCGCCCGGAACAGCCGTCATCGACAGTACCGGGCTGTATGCACTGGTCACGGTCGGACATCAGGTCACGTCATTCGGTGTCGTGGAGCTGTGGCCATACGAGGAGCTTCTCACATTCCCCGTCACCGTCCTGAACGAGGGGGTCCGTGATGAGTGAGCCGCTGGCCGAGCGTATCAAATCCGTGATCGAGACAGAGCACAGGTGGAGGTCGGCTCCCCTGATGCTCGGCGTCGAATCGCGCACCTGCACCTGTGGCATCACATTCGCCACGACCGCCGAGCATCACATCCACGTGTACGAGCAGGCCGCCGCCGCCGCCCGCGCATTCATCGGGGATGAGATCCACGAGGAGCTGAGGCGATCCCCCGGCGGTGGAGCCCTATGGCAGACCGGAATGTACGGCGCCGAATCAATCGCACGAGGAGACACAGAATGAACCATCAGAAAGAAGCTGAGAGGCTGTATGACGAGGTGTATAGGCCCCGCGATCCGGACGCGATGGAACTCCTGGCAGCCATCCAGGCAAAGGCCACCCTGGCCATCGCTGAGCAGCTGAGGCTGGCCAATGTGATCGCGCTGGCGACACGGGCACCGATGAGCGGAGACGGTGACGGGATTCGGGCCATCTACGTGGACGAGTACGAATACGCCATCCGTCCGGAGGTCGCCGAGGCGCTGGGAATCGAGCAGCCATGACCGCCACCCAGGACGCGCTCCCCATCGACGTGCACCAGCTCGACCGGAGCGCCATTCGGGACGCCAATCGGGGAATGTGCACCCGCTCCGATGGATGCCGTGAGGAATGGGTCGACACCCTCTCATGGCTCCAGAACGACATCTGGCTCCGATACCCCGACGTCAAGGCCGAATGGTCGCGCCGCCGGGACGCCGAACGCTACCGCCGCTGACCTGCGCACCGTCCATCACCCCGGTGGTGGGCGGGACACCAGCCAGCGACCACGAAAGGAAACCAATGATTATCAGATTCGGGAATCTCACCCCCCGCGAATTCGCCCAGCGCGTCGGCGCTGAATTCACAACCGAGGAGCTTCGCCACCTCACCGCCCTCAGGTCCGGAAATGCGAAGCTCACCGGGCCGCAGGACTTCCACATCTTCGAAGACCCGCTGTGCATCACTGTGGGATCGGTCGACTCGCACGCAATGGAGATCTTCACCGCCGCGAATGCGCGCCACGGATTCGAGAAGCGCGTCCCCGTGGCGCTTGATCAGGAATGGAAGGAGGCCACCAAGTGATCATCGCCAGATTTACCACCCTGTGCCCAGCCTGCGCACTCACCATCGCCGAGGGCTCCCCAATCGAGCAGGATCCCGAGACCCGTCGCTGGGTGCACCTCGGATGCCTCGACGAGCTGCACGACACCCCGCGCGAGACCCGCACCGTCTGCCCCGACTGCCACACCGTCCGCACCGTCACCGGCGCATGCATGTGCGAGGAGGACGCATGAGACTCTCACACTGGAGCCGCAGCTCCACCCTCGCCCCGCATTCGGTCGACCAGTCACCGGAGGGACGCGGCGACAAGCCTCGCGGCCTGTGGGTGTCCGTCGACGGCGAGGACGACTGGCCGTCGTGGTGCCACCGTGAGGGATTCGCGGAGGACCGCCTGGTCCACCGATTCCGTGTCACCCTGGCCGACGACGCCGACATCCTCCACCTGGACTGCGACTGGGACATCCACCAGTTCACCCGCGACTACGGCGTCGCCCTGGCAGACATCACCGGCCGATTCGGGCTCCGGGACTCGCACTGGATCGACTGGCCGCGCATCGCCCAGAAATGGCAGGGCATCATCATCGCCCCCTACTGCTGGGGATCACGACTTGAGATCGGCTGGTACTACGGCTGGGACGTCTCCAGCGGGTGCATCTGGGACGCCTCGGCCATCTCATCAGTCGCCGAGATCCCCACCACAAGAGAGGTGGCGGCATGAGCATCACGTTCACCGATCTGTTCGCCGGGGCCGGCGGGTCGTCTACCGGGGCCGAGCAGGCAGGGGCACGCGGCATCATCGCCGCCAACCACTGGGACCTGGCAGTCTCCACACACCAGGAGAACCACCCCGGAATGGCGCACGACCTGGCCGACCTGTCACAGGTCGACCCCCGCCGCTACCCCCACACGGACATGCTGCTGGCGAGCCCTGAGTGCACGCACCACAGCAATGCGGCGGGAAAGGCCCGAGACGGGGACGCCCAGCAGGCCCAGTTGTTCGGGGAGAAGCCGTTGCCGGTGGAGGCATACGAGCGCTCGCGGGCAACAATGTGGGACGTCGTCAGATTCTCCGAGTATCACCGCTACCCGGTCGTCGTTGTCGAGAACGTTGTGGAAGCGACACGGTGGGCTCCATTCAGGGCGTGGATTCAGGCCATGGAGAGCCTCGGATATCAGCACGAGATCGTGTGCCACAATGCGATGCACGCCCAGGCATTGGGCGCCCCCGCGCCGCAGTCGAGAGATCGCTTGTTCGTGACGTTCTGGGATAGAAAGATGCCCCGGCCGGATTGGGATAGGGTGCAGCGCCCGAAGGCTTGGTGCCCTCGATGCGACCGGACGGTCGAGTCCGCGAAGGCATGGAAGCGCATCGGAAACACGATCGGCAAATACCGCAGTCAGTACATCTACGTCTGCCAGCGGTGCGGCCGCCAGGTTGAGCCGGGGTGGCTTCCAGCAGCATCGGCCATCGACTGGTCTGACCTCGGCACCCCGATTGGTGAGCGGAAACGCCCCCTGTCGGAGAAGACGCTGGCCCGCATCCGGGAGGGCTTGTCCCGTTGGCGTGAGGCCATGCTCATTCCGGTGGAGGGACGCCCCGGCAAGAAGGCACAGCCCGCCTCGAATGTGATGAGAACCCTGACATGCAGGAACGAAACCGGGCTGTTGATGCCCTACTACGGCTCTTCAGAAGGGTGCACCACGACTGACAAGCCGATGGGCACACTCACCACCAGGGACAGGTACGCGTTGGTGACTCTCCGGGGCCACAATGCCCCGAAACCTGTGACGTCGGTGATGGACACCATCTCGGCCGGCGGCAACCATAATGCGCTCGCCGACGTGTCGGTGAAGGACATCAACGAGTGCCGGTTCCGCATGATGACCCCAGAAGAAGACGCCCGAGGAATGGCCTTCCCGGAGTCGTACATCTGGCATGGGACGAAGAGGGAACGTGTCAAGTTGGCGGGCAATGCGGTCTGTCCGCCGATCGAGCGTGATCTTGTGTCGGTCGCCATGGATGCGCTGGCCGCCTGAACGCTGCCGGTGGGAGCGCCGCCCATCACGGTCTGTGGTGGGCGGTCCCCTCATATGCAACGGGACTGAGGAGCAGATATGAGAATCAGGAGTATCAAGCCGGAGTTCTGGGGTTCTCCGGATGTGGCAGACATGTCGTTGGCGACCAGGCTTGTGTTCATCGGACTGTGGTCGCTGGCCGACGATGAGGGACGGTTCTTGGCTGACCCGAGGTGGATCAGGTCGGAGCTGTTCCCCCTGGACGAGCACCACGGGGACGATTCAGTGATCATTCACGGAGGACTCACTGAGGCCTCAGTGAGTCTTCATGATGCCCTCACGCAGCTCTCAAACGGGGGTCAGATCGTCCTTTTCAGGGGTGAGAACGGCCGAATCTACGGCGAAGTCGTCCACTGGAGCCATCAGAAGATCAACCGGCCTTCCAAGTCGAAGATTCCCGCTCCCACTAGGGAAAACACCATCCTCACTGAGGGCTCAGTGAACACTCACGGAGGGCTCACTGAGGACTCATCCCCGGATCAGGGATCAGGGATCAGGGATCAGGGATCAGGGAATAACACTCCCCCTCTCCTTTCGGAAGACCGGTCGGCGCTCGTCCCGGTTGGGGCCGTCGCTGACGCTCCTGAGACATCGAAGAGAGCAAAGGCACCAACGGAGCCGGACGGGTTCGATGAGTTCTACGAGGCCTATCCGAGGCGCACAGGTCGCCGGAAGGCTGCCCAGGAGTTCGCGAAGGCGACCAAGGAGGCCACGCCGGCTGAACTTGTCACTGCTGCGATCGCGTTCAGGCAGGCATGCCAGCACAACCGGACGGAGCAGAAGTTCATCCCGCATCCGGCGACGTGGCTTCATCAGGGCCGGTGGGCGGAGGCCCCGGAGGTTCTGGAGGACCGCCCTGCCAGCGGGCCGGACTGGGACGCGATGATGGCGGACGCTGCCGCCGAGGATGCTGCGAGGGGGCTGGCGTGAACGCGAAGGAGACCACGGCGCTGCTGCGGATGGTGACGGCCTACTGCCCGGCGATGTCCGGCCAGCTGCGGGGCGAGGACTCGGACATGCGGAAGGCGTGGACGCAGGCGCTCGGACCGATCGGCTTCACGGACGCTCAGCAGGCGGTGAACGCTCTGGCGGCCCGTCCGTTGGAGCCGGGCGAGACGCTCTGGATTCAGCCGGGGCATGTGATCGCCGAGGTGCGTCGGATCAGGCACAAGCGGATCGAGCAGACGGAGGGCAAGCTCACCGGCGCCCCACGGGAGCCGGGCGAGTACCTGGAATGGCTGCGCCAGTCACGGCACCAGCTCGGGGACGGGGTTTACGAGCCGCCGGAGATCCGATCGACTGGGCACACGATCCGCGAATTGGGGAACTGACCCACTCAACCGGGCTTTCGTAGGATGGTGAGCATCGGCTGACGGAACGGACGGGAACCATGGCTGACAGCAACATTCAGAACTACCTGGACAGTGTGACGAAGATGTCCACGGCGCCGGACCTTGAAGCACGCGCCTCCAACATGGATGCAGCCCGTGAGATGTTCGACATGTTCAGCCAGTACCAAGCGGCCGGGTTCAGCGAGCAGCAGGCCTTCGAACTGGTGCGCACGATTCTGAATGCCGCAATCGACGGCCAGGGGAAGTGAGGGGACGATGGCATGCAGCAACCCGGACAAGGGTGAGGTCTTCATGAGCGACGATCGCGGCGGATACACCCACATCGGATACGTCAAAGACTTCAAGGTGGGCAAGCCCCATAGGGAGTTCCAGCACGAGAAGCGGGGCCACGGATACATGGATGCCAAGGGAACCGAGTACCCGCCCGTGTTCAAGGACTTCACGTGGCATGAGGAGTACGGCGGCAAGGTCGGCCGCCTGTACTACTCATTCGACGGCGGGGAGATGTGGCGCGAGTTCGGAGCCGGCAACATTTCGACCGTCGAGGAAGAAGCTGAAGTTGACGACGAGATCCGCCCTTGGGATTTCGAATCGTTCTACGAGCCTTCGACGACCAGAACCGTGACTGTTCGCGGCAAGAACGGCCAGTGGTTCACGATGGAGGACCCTCAGATCACCTACTACCTGGGTGACGGATGCTCCATCAACGTTGACAAGCCCACAGAGAAGGGCACCAAGATCGTCGGGGAGATCGACAAGCATTCTGGCCTCGGATGGCCCGACGGTACCCGGATCTGCTGGTGCTACGGGGTGAAGCCGTGAGCCGCATGGTCATCAAATCGTGGGGTTGCGATGTCATCTGGGAGGGCGATGTCACTACACCAGCTCGCACGAGCGTTCCCCGTGTCGAGGTGGGTTACAACGCCTACGTCGGGGGAAACACTTACAGCACGGGCGGGCTCACCGGTGTGTGGGGGCGCACACGTGCAGAGTTCATCGCCGTTCTGAAGGGCAGGCTCAAGTTCATGTCGGCCCACAGGAAGAAGCAGGTGATGCAGGCCACCGAGATCGCAGACGGCCTGAGGGTAGGCGCGGAACGGTACGGGGACCTCGACAAGTTCGACTCCTTCCACGCCGGCGCTCATTGGGGTGCGGCCATCATGTTGTGCCTCATCCAGGACGGCAACGGCAGCGTTCCGAACAACTTCAGGCTCCCGGACGTTGATGGGCCGGAGAACAACTGTGAGTGAAGTCGAGATCGGCAAAGTCACGGTCACAAGGACTTTCAACGCTGACGGTGAGGATTGCATCGACGTGCATACAGAGCCGGAGGGGATGACCCAGGTGGAGATTGCTGGCCTGCTCATGTTCGCCATCATCAAGACCGTGGCGTCGGACGAGGACGAAGAGGACTCGTGAGACGACGTCGGGGCGGATTCATCCCCAGACAGTCGCTGATTCGCCGTGTGCTCGCGATCCTTCGCCGTGAGAAGGGCGCCGCCTGGGGCCGCATCGGACATTCCCAGTTCATCGTCCCGTCCAGACTCGGCTCAAGCTACGTGGATGTGTACGAGGACGGGCAGTACGTCGGAACTTTCGACCCCGAGGAGGATCAATGGCTGACTCTGAAGCAGCCGCCACGCTCGAATCGGTCTTCTCGCTGATCTGCTGGGGTCTGGTGTTCTGGATCGTCATCGACGCCGATTCAGTCTCCACGGTGGTGCTCGGCATCACCCTGTTCTGCGCCGGCATGTTCCACACGGCCGCCGGTGAACTCAAGTGCGAATACCAGGAGAAGGAGCGCCTCGCCATCCTCCGCAAGTACAAGAAGGACCGCTGACGTGCTTCCCGAACTGGAATGGCAGGACACGACCGCCGGCAAGATCCGGCAGATACCGGACATCATCCGCGAACTGGCGGCCCTCGACGGCACCAGGAATCCGGATACCCAGCAGGGCGCCATGCAGCGCCACACCCAGGCCGGCTCGAAGCCACCGGTCAACGAGACCGTCGTGTTTCTCGTCGACGATCGGGAGGACTCGCCGTGGGGCGGCCTGTCCCGTTTGCAGAACGTGTCCAGGGCCGTGTGGGGCAGCATTCCGGACGGGGAGAAGTTCAACCATCCTCAGCCGCAGGAATCCTCGTGGGACGCCGAGTGCGCATGGCTCGCTACCCTGTGGGCGGACGCCAGATGGCTACTCCCCCAGCCTGTTCTGGAGGCCTGCATCTCCCAGATTGAAGGCCTGTACAGTGCGCTCGCCCACGCGATCGGCCTGTACGAACCGGTTCCGGCGTCCTGCCCGCAATGCGCCGGGGTGTTGACGGATCGGGGCTCCGTGATGGTCTGCCAGCGGTGCGGCAAGGAATACCCGTCGCCCACCACGCTGAGACGGCACTGGAAACACCATGAGCCGATGGTCACGAAGGATCTTGTCGGCGCCCTTCCCGGGCTTACCTCGGCCATGCTGTGGCAGTGGAAGAAGCGCGGCAAGGTCAAGCCGGCTGCCACGGTCGGAAAGGCGAACGCGTGGGTTCCGTGGGATGTCATCTCGGTTCTGTGGCCCGACATTGTGTCGGCCATCGACGAGGGTTCGGTCTCCGACTCTTCCGTGGTATCCTGACATCCGTTGGACGAAGTGTGTTCAATCATCGTGGGATTGGTGCACGGGATGGCCGGCAGGACTTGAAATCCTGCCGGCCTTCTCCGTCCCGCCACGGAAACTCCTATATGGGCCTCGCCTCTCCAGGGACGCGCACCTGGCCCATCTTCAACTTCCCCCGGGCGGCAGTGGTTCGCGACCGCAACGTCACAGGCGGATGGTCTGGGCGGGCCGTGTCGGGGGGGCGCGCAGCGACGTGGAGCAGTTGGTAGCTCGCGGGATTCATGCTCCCGAGGTCGCCGGTTCGAATCCGGCCGTCGCCACGAAGAGGTTCGGTGAGCCGATCCTCTGCACGGTAGGGCACCTGTAGGAACCCGGGCCCCTACCTGCAAACCCCTACCCCTTCACTGCTCCGGGAGTAGGGGCCTCAACGTAGGGGGCCGGCTGTAGGGGCCACCAGGGGCTGGGCATAGAAGCCCCCTTATAGAGACCCCGCCACGAAGGGCCGCTATATGGGCCCGCATATAAGGCCCCTGTGCAGTAACCCCCACAACAACCCCCACAAGGAAGGCGCACGTCATGGCACGCAGGAAGCCCCGCATCCCATCATTCGACACCATGAAGTCGCCCCTACAGCGCACCCGAGCCCGCCGTGCAGTCGACATCATCGCAGGCACACAGAACAGTGGATCTCGTCGCAGTCGCCGTGCAGGTTCGGCCCGCGGCTCCCGATCAAGCGACAGCTGACACACAACAGCATCGAGTCACCATGTCAACATCGCGGACAGGAACAGCACAACACAAGCGTTGGAGAACAGCAGTCCTCAAGCGTGACCGAGACAATGGCGTCGAGCGCTGTCCCTTATGTGGTGTCGCACTCGACTTCGAGCATGGCAAACAGCCCAACAGTGCCGAAGCCGACCACATCATCCCCCACAAGTGGGGCGGACAATCCACACTCGACAACGGGCGCACCATCTGCCGCCACTGCAACCAGTCCAGGGGCGCCAAACTCACCCCCAGGGACCCCCCAACGCACACCACCACCCTCATCAACTGGTGAGGCCACCCCATTCCACCACGCGAAACACCACGCCAACATCTCACCTGTGAGATACCGGGGGGGTATCCCCTCCCCCCTCACCCTTGCTTCGCCCCCGAAGGCATAGCGAAATACCCCCGAGGGGTTCCGACCCCACGGGTTCCCACGTTACCCCGAGGGGCCTGAGGTTCGATTCTGCGGGGGTTTCGGGGCCCCGGGCGTGGTTTTCGGCTTTGGCGTGACTTGACGCCGGCATTGCCCCCCACCCCCAGAGTTTCGTGACTCGCCCCTTGTCAGGGCGTTTTGCTGTAGACTGTCCTTATGGACACGATGACCGGGTGCGCATGGTGCGGGCGTGAGTTCAGGCGAGCCTCAACTGGCCGGCCTCGCCGCTTCTGCTCCACGCGCTGCCGCAAGGCCTCCTCACGGCATCCCCTGCCTGCGTCGATGCTGGCCGCCGCTCGGTGGACGCGCGCCGATGGTAAACGGCCCTGCCTACCGGATGGGCGTCTGGCTTCTTCGCGGGACCCGTCGACCTGGGCGCGGTTCTCCGAGGTGCAGCGTGGCGCCGGTGACGGCTTCGGGTTCATGTTGGGAGGCGGGTTCGGCTGCTATGACCTTGACCATTGGCCTGATGATCGGGCGCGGCGTTTCGTCGCGGCTGTGCGTGAGCCTGTGTTGTGGGTTGAGCGTTCGGTGTCGGGTGAGGGCGTGCATGTGTTCTTCCAGGGGCCGGAGGTGCGGGGCCGGCGGTCCATGGTGGGTGGTCGTCCGGTGGAGCGGTACAGCTGGGCAAGGTTTATCCGGGTGACTGGCGTCGCGTTCCGGTGAGCGCTCCTGTGTGCCTGCCTGGCGCGTCCTGCCTGGGCAGACAGTTGGGCCCCGGGAGCCATCGGCTCCCGGGGCCTGTTCTGTGCCGGTCAGATGATGTCCCGCATGTCTGACAGGATCTCCGTAGCGGCTTCGTCGGCGTCCAAGCCGGTGATGCGCTGGTACTCCTCGTATTCGTGCCGGCGATCGAGCGGCCCCCGGAATGCGACTTCCAGGTAGACCGGGACTGGCCGCTGCTGCTCGTCGTAGTCGTATGCGGCGACATCGGCGTAGCACTCGTCCCCTGCCGTGTTGGTGTATGGCCCGGCCGTCATGATGGCCCGTGATGCCCACCGGGAGAGTTTTGGCGCCCTCCCGTCGCTTCTCAGCATGTTCTCCAAGCTGTCGAGCAGTTCCCGCTTGCCATCGGTCATTGCCTGCATGATTCCCTCCCGTGGTTGGTTACCCCGGGCCTTTCGGCCCGGGGCGGATGATCAGTTCAGAAGGTGGCTCCAAGATCGAAGGGGCTCATGCCGGTCCCTCGCAGGTTCTCTTCGAGGATGGCCTTGTTATGGAGGAACTCGGCCTGATCCAGGGTGAGGGTGTCGGTGACATGCTCGATGACCCGATGCACCAGGCCGTCGACCGCCGGGTCTCTCAGCTCGCCGGCGTAGCAGTCGGCGGCGAAGCTGGCGTAGAGGTCCCGGTTGATGGCTTCGAAGGTTTCGCGGTTCATGTCTTGCTCCTTGGTTGGGTGACCCGTTGACATGAACTAGTAAACCCTGCTGCCTATTCTCTGTCAACCTTCGCCGCGAGCTTGAAGACTTGCGCGCGAGACAGTCCCGAAGCCTCCGCGATCTCCTCCCAGGTGTGCCCGGCTTCCCGGGCCGCCCGGATCAGCTCCGGCCGGCGCTCCCTGAGGTCTCGGTACCAGCGAAGTTCAGTCAGTGGAGTCAAGGTCGATCCCCTGCCGGCGCGCGAGCTGGTGCCCGTCGATGTACTTGTCCCCGATGTCGATAGCGTCGATGGCCCGCAGATAGGCCTCCTTGGCCTCCCTGCTGCGGAAGCACACCGCCACCCAGTATTCGGAGTCGGTGGCGTCGTATACCCGCTTCTCTTCGTTCTTGGCGCGCTTCCGGTAGGCCTTCTCCATGGCCGTCAGCTCCCGGCCGGCGTCCTCTTCCCGGTTGCCGGTGTAGTCGACACCGGCAAGCGGGTCGGGCGCTTGCGCACCGATCGGCGACCCCCCGAAGTTGATGTGCCCCCCGAGTGCGGGCCCGTTGCCTCCGAACTTGATGCGTGGCATGTCAGTTGCTCCTCTCGATGATGTGTTCGTGCCTGAAGATCTCCAGCTCGGCGAGCGGGAACCACTCCAACAGTTGCGCGTAGTCGCGTGGCGCGTTGCGCTTCAAGGGCTCGATGAACCGGTAGTCCAGGCCGTCGAAGCTCCGCCCGAACCACTTGTAGTCGATCGGAAGCGGCACCCCGTGCTTGTCCTTCCAGGGCAGCGGTAGGTCGGCGTCCCGTAGCCGGTCGCGTAGCTCGGCGATCACCCAATCGGCGACCGGCGACACCTTGTGGTTGCCGGCCTTCATGATCCCGTGCCTCGACAGGCTGGCGCGTCGCGGAATGGAGTCGGCGGCCCGGACCCCGTCAGCCACCCAGGTGTCCGAAGGCAGCCCGAGGTCTTCCTTGATCAGCTCCCAGGTTTCGTTGTATCCCAGTTCGGGCATCCGTGCCGCCTCGATGATTGCGCACCGTTCCGGCGGCTGGAAGATGAAGTTGTTCAACCACCGCCACAAGCTCGGGTGCGGGTAGCGGTGAATCGGCTGTCCGAATCCGTCCTCTAGGCGCGTGATGGTGTCCTCGATGAAGTCCAGGCACTTCCCAGGCTTTCGGCCTGGCACTAGATACATGTAGGCGAGTTCGGTGTGGATGCCGGCGTCCTTGAGTGCGAGGTTCGCCGCGATCGCGTCCTTGCCGAGACTCATCGCCACAAGGACCGTCCGGTTCTCGTCTTTCAGTCGTTGCCGGATCTCCTCTGTCGGCGGTTGATTCTTGATGTAGGTTGTCATGCTCGGCAGTCTACTTCTGAGACTCTTGTAAGGCAATTCGCGGGAGGAGGTGATCACATGCGTCCCAACTCCAGGGGAAGGGTTCCCAGCGCCTCCGGGCGAGGTACCTCCCGGGGAGCCGGGCGGCTCCCGCGACGCGCTTCCAGCGCGAGCGGCTGACGGTCCAGCGGCTCCTGACAGACGGAGGTGCAATTATGGCTCAGCCTGAGCTTCCCGGCGACATCGAGTGGCCTGATTCCACACGGGAATGGTGGAGCGCATGGGGCGACGATCCCCGCACTGAAAAGTGCGCAGACGTCGACTGGCTCTATCTCCTCGACGGTGCGCTCCTCCACGCCGCCATCTGGAGTAACGGCGACTTCGCGTCGATCGGGAATCTTCGCTCTCACGTGAAGCTGTTCGAGCAGCGCTTGAAGGAACTCAATGGAGACCAGGCCGGCAGCGGGGAACAGACCCCGACGGCCGCCCTCGCCATGATGGAGAAGTACCGGAAGCGCCGCAAGACCGGCTGACAGGAAGGGGATGGCACGTGATCGGGAATCAGGTTCCACGGTTGCGTGTCGCCCCCTCCTACAAGCAGACCGCCGGCACGGATGCCGGCCTCCTGGGGAACGCGTACGGGTTGAAGCCCGACCCGTGGCAGCAGTCGACGCTTGATGACTGGCTGGCCGAGACGAAGCAGGGCAAACTACTTTCAGGTGTGGGCGCCTTGATGGTGCCGAGGCAGAACGGCAAGAACGCCGTTCTGGAGGTTGTCGAACTGTTCAAGATGACGATCCTCGGCAGGCACATCCTCCACACCGCCCACGAGGTGAAGACGGCCCGCAAGGCCTTCACCAGGCTGCGTTCCTTCTTCGAGAACGAGCGCGAATATCCGGATCTGGCCCGCATGTTGAAGACGGTCAGGTCGACCAACGGGCAGGAGGCGATCATCCTCCACGCCGCCGACTGCGAGACGATGGCGCCCGGTTGTAGCTGCAAGGGCGGCGGATCGGTCGAGTTCGTGGCCCGTTCGCGCGGTTCCGCGCGAGGCTTCACTGTTGACGATCTGGTCTGCGATGAGGTGCAGGAGTTGACCGACGAGCAGCTTGAGGCGCTTCTGCCGACGATCTCGGCGGCACCGTCCGGGAACCCGCAGCAGTTGTACACGGGCACCCCGCCCGGTCCGACGGCCTCCGGCGAGGTCATTATGCGGGTCCGCGAGCAGGCGTTGGCCGGCAAGTCGAAGCGGATCGCGTGGACAGAGTTCTCGATCCCTGACGACGCTGACCCTGACGATGCGGTGGCGCACTGGCGGGACAACGCGGTGCAGGTGAATCCGGCGCTCGGCATCAGACTGTCGATCCAAACAATTGAGGACGAGCTGGCCGGCATGTCCCCGGAAGGATTCTGCCGGGAAAGACTCGGACGTTGGGATCGCGCGGCCGGGGTGCAGCAGGCGATCCCGAAGGCCAAGTGGGCGGCCACGGCGGTCAGCAGGGCGCCGGATGGTGTGCGGAGTTTCGGTGTGGCGTTTTCGGCCGACGGCTCCAAGCAGACGATCGCCGGTGCCGTGAAGGCGTCCGGGGTGATCCATGTGGAGGTGATCGCCGCCCAGTCCGGCAACACGGACGCCGGCATCAAGTCGCTGGCCGATTGGCTGGCGGAACGGTGGCACACCACGGCACAGATCGCAATCTCCGGCCGTGCCGGGGGTTCGGTGCTGTACAGGGCTCTTCGGGACCGTGGGGTTCCGGAGAAGGTCATCTGGACGGCGTCGACCGGCGAGTACTTGGAATCGTGCTCGCTGCTGATGGATGCGGTGCAGTCCGGGAATGTGACTCACCCGGCCGCCGACGACCCACAGCATGACGTACTTGAGCAGTCCGTGGCTGTGTGTGTGAAACGTCAGCGTGGCGGCGCGTGGGGCTGGGAGGCGGCCACCGCGAACGGCGACGAGACGCCCCTCGAAGCCATCTCCTTGGCGTACCGGGCGGCCAAGATGACCAGACGAAGACCCGGGACAAGACAGAAAGCGTTGGTGTGAGATGCGTGCTTATCCAGCTCCCGCGCCGCTGTTCACGGCGGCCCCCCAAGTGGTGGGGCTGGACGAGTACACCCAGAACCGGCTCGATGATCTTGTCACGGTGTGGTCCAAGCGGCGGTGGAGGAACCAGGTCAGGCAACAGTATCTTGACCTGAAGCGTCCTGTGGAGAGTCTGGGCATCTCGGTCCCTGAAGAGATCGCGGAGGGCCTGGAGATCGTCGTCGACTGGCCCGAGAAGGCCGTCTACAGTCTGGCGAACCTGTGCCAGTGGGACGGCGTCATATCGGCTGACGGGAAGGACGACCCGTTCGACCTGGATGGGGTCCTCACCCAGAACAGGTTCGATGTTGAGATCCCGCAGACGATCGCCTCTGAGTTGACTGATTCGTGTGCGTTCATCTCGACTCTGCACGGCCGCCCGGGGACTGACGACCCTGAGGTTGTCATCATGTCCCACTCGGCCGCGTGGGCCACGGGAATCTGGGATCGCAGGACCCGGAGCCTGTCATCGGCGCTGACCATTGATGAAGTGGACGATCTCGAACGGCCCACCCAGATGACGATCTACCTTCCCGACGAGTGGGTGGTCATCGAGGCGCCGAACGGTAACGCATCAGGGACGTGGGCGATCATCGACCATCGGCTACACGGCCTTAACCGTGTGCCCGTGGAACTGCTGCCATTCCGGCCCACCTTGGACCGCCCGTTCGGCCGCTCCCGCATCAACCGGCGTGTCATGACGATCACCGACCGGGCTGTGCGTGCCGCACTCCGCATGGATGTCTCCTCCGAGATCTACACCGCCCCAGGGCTGCTGCTGCGCGGGATCTCCGAAGAGGCGTGGCAGGACATTGCCAAGTCGTGGACGTGGAAACTTGGCACGGTGAAGGCCGTCACCCGAGATGAGGACGGCACCTACCCTGAGGCCACCCAGCTCCCCCAGCAGACCATGCAGCCATTCATCGACCAGATGAGGGAACTGGCCGCCGAATTCTCCGGGGCCTCAAACGTTCCCCTGTCGGATCTCGGCATCGTGCAGGACAACCCTTCATCGGCGGAGGCCATGGCCACCGCCAAGGAGAACCTGGTCATCGAGGCCACGAACGCCAACAAGATCAACGGCTACGCTCTGGCCCGCGTCTACCAGAACATTGTGATGCTGCGAGACGGTGCTGGTGAGGTGTCTGACGAGCTGTCCGGTGTGTCAACCCGATGGCGGAACCCGTCGATGCCGTCCATCGTGTCGCAGTCCGACGCGATGGTGAAGCAGATCTCTGCCATTCCGGATCTCGCGAAGACGGATGTCGCCCTGGAGCAGATGGGCTACACGTCGGAGGACATCGTGCGTATCAAGGCTCAGATCAAGACCGCGAAGGCCCGAGAGGCGCTCGACGCACTGGTGTCGGGCGTCAACCAGAACGCCCAGCAGCCTCCGCAACAGCCTCCCCAGGCCCAGCAGCAGGCCGCCCAGACGCCCGCCGAGGAGGAGTGACCCATGGCCTCCGCAGAGCAGGAGCGGAAAGTCATGGCCACCCTCAACCTTCTTGTGGAGCATGCCCGCACGGATTGGCGGCGCATCTGGGACGGCCTGTCCGCCGTCGACCGGGCGGAGGTGGAGGGTGCCATCCGGGACGGCTGGGTGGCTGTTATCGAGAAGTACGGCGACATCGCCCAGACGCTCGCAGTCGACCTGTTCACCGACGAGGCGGAACGTCTCGGCATCCAGCCTGAGGTGAAACCCGCCGGCACGGTGCCGCCCGACAAGGCGACAGCACGTCTGGGATGGGCCATGGTGTCCGGGCAGGTTCTCGGGAACATGGACATCCTGTTGGACGAGTTCATCAAGCAGCCGTACAGGGACACGTTCCAGGACTCGGCTGTCGCCTCAGGTGCGGCGTGGGCCCGCGTCCCGAAGGGACCGGAGACGTGCAAGTTCTGTCTGCTCCTGGCCTCGCGCGGTGCCGTCTACGGATCGAAGTCCAAGGGCCTGTGGGCTGACGGGAAGATCGGACACCGCTATCACGGCTCCTGTGACTGCGCCGTGGTCCTTGTCCGTGGCCCCGAGGATTACCCGGCAGGCTACGACCCGGACGCCATGTACGACGTCTACGACGTGGCCGCCCAGCAAGTGTTCGGCGACGGCCCCCGGTATTCAGGCCCCAAGACGGGGCCGAACAAGAACTCCGGCTTGAAGGCCGTCCTCGCACAGATGCGATCGAACGCGATCGCCAACGGCGAGCACAACGTTCACTGAATCTTCTGCCGCAAGGCAGTAGCAACCCGTTGCCGGAACGGCAACACACCCCCTGATGGTCGAATGCGCCCGCACAGGCGCTCGAACCAATCTGATAACGAAGGGAACACCTGAAAATGCCGAAGGACGAGATCCGCCTGGACGCCACCAGCGACGACGACAAGGGCCCCGACACAGTCGACGACCCGAACGACAACCCTCCCGCACAGGAGGACGACTCGGACGACGAGAAGGACTGGAAGGCCCTGGCCCGCAAGTGGGAGTCCCGCGCCCGCAAGAACAAGGTTGCCGCCGACAAGAATCGGACGGCCGCCGAGAAGCTCGCGGAGATCGAGGAGTCCCAGAAGACCGAGTCTGAGAAGCAGGCCGAGAAGATCGCCGAACTGGAGAAGAAGGCGGCCCGGGCCGAGGCGCTCGAAACCCGGTACAACGTGGCCACCAAGAAGGGAGTTCCTGCCGAACTCCTGGCCGGCCCCGGAGACGACGTCGAGGCGTTCGCCGACGCGCTGCTGAAGTGGCGAGGCACCGCCCCGGCCGAGAAGAAGGGCAGCCCTTCCCCTACCCAGGGGAAGCAGCCCGGGCGTACGGGGAACATGTCTCTGGATGAGCAGATCACGGCCGCCCATGAGGCTGGCGACAAGGATCTCGAAAAGCAGCTCAAGGTGATGAAGCTGGCCTATAAGGGCCAGTGACCCAACTATCGAACGAAAGGGCATCGGATATGCCTGGCATTACTGGGCAGGGTACAACTTTCAACCTGCCGAACTACGTCGGGGAACTTTTCGAAGCATCCCCTGAGGACACCCCACTCCTGTCTGCCATCGGAGGTCTGACCGGCGGTCGACCTGCCACCACTCGATCTTTCGAGTGGCAGGGTTACGACCTGCGCGACCCTGAGGAGAACCGTCAGCGCCGTGAGGGCGCCAACGCCCCCGACGGTGAGGAGCGGACCCGCTACAACGCCTCCAACGTGGTCGAGATCCACCAGGAGGCCGTCGAGCTGTCGTACACCAAGCAGGCGACAACCGGCGAGCGCAACACCAACGGCGCGAAGGTCGTCCAGATCGGCGGCGCCGCGATCCCGGCCAACGAGATGTCCTGGCAGATCGACCAGCAGATGAAGCAGATCGCCCGAGACATCGAGAAGACGTTCATCGTCGGCACCTACGCCAACCCCGACGACAACAACACTCCTCGCAAGACTCGCGGACTGGCCGAAGCCATCACAACCAACGTGGCCGAGTCGGACCACCCGTCCACCGCGCTGACCGATGACGAGGTGCTCGACCTGATGCAGACAGTGTGGGAGAACGGCGGCATTCAGACCGCCGAGACCCGCACTCTGCTGGTGAACGCGAAGCTGAAGCGGGCCCTCACCCGCATCTTCATCACCGACAAGAAGTACGAGGAGCAGTCGAGGAATGTCGGCGGTGTCTCCCTCCAGACGTTCGAGACTGACTTCGGCTCCTGCAACATCATGCTCGACCGGTGGATGCCGTCCGACACGCTCATTGTCGCGTCGCTCGACGAGCTGGCACCGCGCTTCCTGGAGATCCCCGGAAAGGGGCACTTCTTCGTGGAGCCGCTCGCCAAGACTGGCGCCTCTGACAAGGTGCAGATCTACGGCGAGATCGGCTTGGAGTACGGAAACGAGAAGGCTCACGGGAAGCTGACCGTCGCGTCGGGTTCCTGATCGGCTGATGGTGGGGCCCACGCCGGCGGCGTGGGCCCCACACGAAGGGGCATGGGATGAAAGTACAGATAGACGGCACGACCTATGTTCCGTCGGGAGAATCGGTTCCATCCATCGGCGTTGGCCTCTGCACACGTAACCGTCGCGACATGGCCATGGAGACCGTGAAGGCATGGCGTGACCATCTGCCGGCGGGGGCGCGCCTGGTGATCGTCGATGACGCGTCAGACGTGCCGTTCCCAAACGCTGATTTCCGATTTGACGAGAACGCCGGGGTGGCCAGGGCGAAGAACAAGTGCCTGGAACTGCTGGCAGTCTGCCAGCACATCTTCCTCGTCGATGACGACATCCGGCCATTGACGGACGACTGGTGGAAGCCCTATGTGGCTTCGCGGGAGCCGCATCTCATGTGGATCTTCGACAAGCCCGCCGGCGTTACGAAACGGAAGGTCGAGATCCTCTTCGAGGATGATGAGATCGTCGCCTACCATGCCACACGGGGATGCCTCGTGTACGTCGAGCAACGTGTGCTCGACCGTGTGGGCGGCATGGACCCGCGATTCGGCAAGTGGGGATGGGAGCACCAGTCCTGGAGCGACAGGATTCACGCGGCCGGCCTGACCACCGCCCGATACATGGACGTGAAGAACTCTGAGGACCTGTTCGAATCGCTCGATCAGGAGGGCAAGGTCAAGTCCACGGCATCCGAGGAGGCCCGCAAGTTCTCCGAAGGCCCCGGGCTGGAACTGCGGATGCGGTCGCGCGATTCGGACGCCTACATCGAGTACCGAGACCTGTCCGACGTCGTGCTCACCTGCCTGATGACTGACCGGGACGACCCGCAACGGTCGGGTCGGATGAAACACGATCCGTCTATGGCGGAGGACCTGCGCAAGTCCCTCAAGGGCGACCCGCGTCTGGTTGTGTTCCACACGGGTGAGCTGAGCGTGAAGGGCGCCGAGATGGTGCCCGTCCGCCAGCAGTTCAACGTCTACTTCCAGCGGTGGCTTGAGTATTACCGCTACCTCAGACAGCATCCGGACATCGGATACGTGTGGTGTGTGGATGCCACCGACGTGCAGATGATCCGCGATCCCTTCCCGGAGATGGAGCGGGGCCAGTTGTACATGGGTTGGGAGCCGAAGACGCTACGCGATGAATGGATGCTGGCCCGCCACCCTGACAAGAAGCTTCAAGACTTCATGACGGCGAATCCGAACCTTCCATTGCTGAACATGGGTGTGGTCGGCGGGGACCGTAACACTGTCATGGAGTTCGCCCAGAAGGTCACGGGCTTCTACTTCGATGACGAAATCGACTTCATCTACGGCTGGGAAACGAAACGCTGCGGGATTGGCGACATGGCCGTCGGCAACCTTGTGGCACGCCGCGACTTCGCCGACCGGATCTCCTCCGGACCGCACATCACGAACGTGTTCAAGTCGGAGAAGATCTCCCCCACAGCCTGGTGGAAGCACAGGTGAGCCATGGGTGACGCGCGAGTAGACATGACGGTGTGTGGTGGGGCGGCCCGTGGCCCACATGCCCGGGACCTTATTGGAGTGACGATCAGTGAAACCCATCAGCATTGCACACGGCATCGTGGCCACCCCGGAGCGGTTCCCCCTGGCCGCCGACCTCGCCTCCCAGCTCGACGCCGACGTGATATCCGTCGATGACGACCACATGGGTGAGCGAGCCAACCATCAGAACTGCCTTGAACAGTTGATGGACGTCGAGGCCGACTGGCTGGTGATGATCGAGGATGACGCGATCCTGTGCCAGGGCTTCGTGTCCCGCGAGTTCCAGGCCGTCCGCGAGATCGGACGTGACCATGTCGGCTCGTGGTATCTGGGCACCGGGCGGTGGGCCGGGAAGTCCTGGTCGGTTCACGGCCCCCGCGTCGACCAGATGGTGGCAAACGCTGAGCGGACTGGCGCAGACCTGATCTGGGCCGACGGACTGTGGCACGCCGTCGCGGTCGCCATTCCGTCCACGATCGCCCCGGAGCTGCTCCACCACATGAAGCACTCCGAGGAACACACGGACTGGGCCATCTCCGATTGGTGCAAGGCCACCGGTACGAAGGTGGCCTACACGATCCCGTCGTTGGTGGATCACCGCGACGACCGTAAACACATGTGCGACGGCGAGCCTGTCGACCGGCACGCGATCTGCTTCGAGGGGGTCTGATGGCAACCGATCCGTACGCAACCATCGACCAGCTGGAGTCCGGCTGGAGGGAACTCTCCGAGGCTGAGCGCAAGACGGCTGAAACCCTGCTGGCCCGCGCCTCCAGGATGATCTCCGCCACCTGCCCGCACGCCGCCGACGCCGATCCCGGCCTGCTGTCAGACATCGCCTGCGCCGTGGTCAAGCGGGCTATGGCGGCCGGCGGGGAGAACATCACGAACCGGTCGATGACTGGCGGCCCGTACTCGGAGCAGTGGACCTACGCCAACCCTCAAGGGGACCTCTACTTGACCAAGGCCGAGAAGAAGATGCTCGGCTGCGGCACCATGCACGCGTTCGAGACAGGGCTGGGACTATGAACCAACTCGACCAGGCGTTCGCTGCCGCCCGCACCGGCCGGTGGGTGCTGTACATCGCCAGGGACACAGTCGAACTGCGCGACATGGAGAAGAAGGTGGAGGGCTGCGAAGGCCTCTGCCGGCTCCACAGGCGCGGTGGCACGGTCGCCATCTTCAAGGACGGCGCCGGCTTCGTCAGAGTGCTCACCGTCCGGCAGGTCAAGATGGGCGCCGTCCGGGGCCAGACCTACGACGGCATCTACGGAGCGATCGCCGACGAGATCCGCAACGAGGTGGCCCCCTGCCTGCTAGGTGCTCGCCGGCCGGTCATGGGCGGCGCCTGATGGACGGCATGACGGTAACCGTCCGGGCGCGTGAACAGACCGGATGGGACGACCTCCACGACCCCGTCTGGGGTGACTGGGCCGACGAACAGGACGTCGACGACGTGCTGTACGCGCCCGGCGCCACCGGAGACCTGGCCGGGAACATCCGTCTCGACGGCGTCGAGGTGCAGGCCACCCTGCACTTCCCGAAGACGTTCACCGGCTCCCTGGCCGGCAAGCGGATCGTGGTCGACGGCCACGAATACGCGGTCATTGGCGACCCCCGTCCGTACATGGATGCCAACACCCCGACCCGTTGGAATCGGCCCGTCGAACTCAAGGAGGTGGACGGATGAGCAGAGTCAAGGTGCACATCAACTGGGATCAGGTCGACGCCGCCGTAGCCCCCTACATCGAGTCGACGACAGACCGGATTGCCGCCGAGTGCGGACCCCACTACGGCTCCTCGACGCTCAACTACACGTTCCCCGGGAAGAGGAACGTCCCCAGAACCCACGGGCTCGTGTTCACCTCCGACTTCGAGGGGCGGCTGGACAACGCCCGCCACAACACGATCCTGAAGCACGCCCAAGAATGGGGCGATGCCGAATGACCGACATTTCCTCTGAGGCCCGTCTGGTCACGTGGGCCCGCTCTGCCGGCTGGGATGCCCGGGGCGAGGTTCCCAAGCCGCGCCCGGCCAGCTTCGTCACCGTCGAGCGCACGGGTGGAAGCCGAGACTTCTTCTTCGACCATCCCACCTGGGCGATTCAGGTGTGGGCGTCAAGCCATGCGACGGCACGGGGGCAAGCCTTCAAGCTGTCCTCCCAGCTCGTCGATCCCATCGCAGGATTCGCCGCCGGCCCCGCAGTGTGCGACGTCGACGTCGACTCCGTCTACGACTTCCCCGACCCTGACTCGGGGCAGGCCCGCTACCAGTTGACGGTAACGGCAATGATCCACAACTGAACACGGCACTCCAAAGGGGCATGGCAGTCCTGAGGAGAAACAATGGCCAAGAACGATGCCGGAATGGTGTCTGTTGGCAAGCCGAAGGCGGCTGGCGCCGCGTTCGCCGGTGACCGGAAACTCACTGCCCCCACCGATTCCACTTCGGAGCTTCCCGACGGCCTAGTCGGCCTCGGATTCATCTCCGACGATGGCCTGACCAACTCGACGGACTCCGACTCCGAAGAGATCAAGGAGTGGGGCGGCCTCACCGTCCTGCGAGTCCGCACCTCCTACTCCGAGACGTTCAAGTTCACCCTGATTCAGGCGCTGGACCCGGACGTCATCAAGGAGGTTCGAGGCGCAGACAACTACTCGAACAAGGACGGCAACGAGACCGTCACCCACTCCAACAAGGAGCTGCCGCACCGGCTGTTCGTGTTCGAGATCCTGCTGAACGACGGCACGATCAAGCGGATCGTCATCCCCGACGCGCAGATCACCGAAATGGATGACATCGAGTACAAGAACAACGCCGCGATCGGCTACAACGTGACCCTCTCGGCATACCCCGACTCGAACGGCGCGACGGCCTTCGAGTACCGGGCGGTGCCGGCGGAGTCCTGACAATCTCGGCGGCCGGGGAAACTATGCCATGCCCGCCCCGGCCGCCGTCAACACATTGGGCATGAGCAGCAAGCAACGAAAGGGCATGACAATGGCTAAGAGTGCAGTGGTCCCCGACGGGGTGGAGGAGCCTGAGGACCACAAGGCCCCCGATGAGGACGTCAAGACGGTCACCGTCTCCGGTATCGAGGTGACGGTGGAGATGGCCTCCCTCGACGACTGGAAGCTGACGAAGCTGCTCCGCAAGATGGAGGACGACGGCCTGCTGGCTGTCGACGTCGCGGAGAAGGTGTTCGGCGACCAGCTCGACAAGATCGAGGACGGCCTGGCCGACGGCAAGGGACGTATCTCCAATGAGAAGATCGCCACCTTCCTCAAGGACGTTCTGGAGGCTGTGGCCCCAAACTCCTGACGCTCATCGGGGCCCTGGACGACGCGCAGGACGAGGTTTCGGCCGACTTCATGCGTTTCTTCCACATGCCGCTGTGGCAGACGCCGCCGCTACTCGCGGCGTCGTGGGTCTCGGTGATGATGAAACAGCCCGAGTCGTGGACGTACCGGAAGCTCGATCCGGAGTGGACATGGTCGCCGGAGAATCAGCTTCGCGCCGCCGCAGTCGATGAATTGCGGATCGCGAACTGGCAGCGCACCGACGACGGGCACAACAACCGGAATCAGCCGGAACCGATAGCACGCCCGGGATCCGGGAACTATGTGAAGCCCGGGGACCGGCCGAAGGCCGTCGAGATCGAAGAGCTTCAGGAGATCTTGGCGCGTCCGCGAACGGCTGTCGAGCACGGCGATTCCGTGCACAAGTGAGTGAGGTGTGTCGATGGCCGGCAAGGGCATCAACCTGGGTAACGCCTATCTGTCCGTCTCCCCGTCGTTCTCGGGGTTCGGGCGGTCCGTCACCAAGGAGTTGGGCGGGGCCGTGTCCCCGGTGTCCCAGAAGATCCATGCCGGTCTCGGCGCCGCGTTCCTCACGGCCGGGAAGGTGGGTGTCGGCGCGATCGCCAGTGTTGGAACTGCTGTCGCCGGTCTGACGCTCAAGGGTGGCATCAACAGGGCTTTGCAGATCGAGCAGGCCCAGGCGAAACTCACGGGTCTCGGAATGTCCGCAAAGCAGGTCTCCGGGATCATGAACGACGCCCTCAAGTCCGTCAAAGGGACGGCGTTCGGCCTCGGGGACGCCGCCACAGTGGCGGCGTCCCTGGCGGCTTCCGGGGTGAAGTCCGGCAAACAGATGCAGGATGTTCTCCGCACTGTGGCCGATACGGCCGCCATGTCGGGGCGTTCGATGACCGATATCGGAACGATCTTCGGATCGGTGGCGGCACGCGGCAAGTTGCAGGGCGACGACATGTTGCAGCTTATGTCGTCGGGTGTGCCGGTGCTCCAACTGTTGGCCAAACAGACCGGCAAGACGTCGGCCCAGATGTCTGACCTCGTCTCCAAGGGCAAGGTTGACTTCAACACGTTCGCCAAGGCCATGCAGTCCGGGATGGGCGGCGCCTCTCTGGCGGCTGGGAAGACGTTCAACGGTGCCATGTCTAACGCCAAGGCCGCCCTGTCCCGTCTCGGCGAATCAGCGGCCACCCCCGCGTTGCACGCCGCAACCCAGGCCTTCAACGTTCTTACCCCGCAGGTGGACAAGTTCTCGAAGGTTGCCAAGCCCGGCATCGACGCGTTCTACAAGTCCGCGTCCACGGCGTTCGGCTACATGAAGACGTCTGCGTCGCAGGACATCAACGCGTTCACCGCAGCGTTCGACGCCGCCGACAACGACATCACTTCATCGGGTATCCCCGGGGTCTTCGAGTTCCTTGGCGGTACAGCCGCCACGATCAAGAAGGACTTCTCCGGTCTGTGGGGAGACGTTGCCGGCGGACCTCTCGGGGACAAGGCCGTGCAGCTGTGGAACGCCGTCGGGAATGCCCTGACGTCGCTTCTTGGGATGCTGTCGAAGTTCGGCTCCGTCCTCGGCCCTCTCGTCGTCGAGTTCGCGAAGCTCGCTGGCGGGGCCGTGCTTGGCGCCCTGATGGTCGCGTTCACGGCCCTTCGTCCGATCCTCAACGGGCTCGCCACCGCGTTCCAGGCTGTCGGCAACTTCGTCAAGGACCACGAGACCGCGTTCCGGGTGCTCGCGGTCACGGTCACCGTGTTCGGCGCCGCGCTCCTGGGACCCATCCTCGCGCTACGCGTCTTCGTTGGCGTCGTCTCCAAGGTGACGGCCGTCATCGGCGTCCTGAAGAAGGCGTTCGCAGCCATCAAGCTTGCCTTCAACGCCTTCCGATTCCTGTTCCTGACGAACCCGTTCGGGCTCATCATCGCAGGCGTCCTGGCCCTCGTGGTCGCCTTCATCTACGCATACAAGCATTCCGAGACGTTCAGGCGGATCGTCAACTCTGCCCTGTCCGCCGTCAAGAAGGCCGCTCTGGCAGTCGGGTCATGGTTCGCCGGCCCGTTCGTCGGCTTCTTCAAGTCCGCATGGTCGGCGATCACGGGGGCCTTCTCGGCGATCGGCTCGTTCTTCGTCGGGATCTGGGACTCCGTCAAGAACGCCTTCAAGGTCGGTATTGACGCTGTCGTCGGTTTCGTCAAGTCCTACTGGCCCGTCATCATCGGCGTCCTGACGGGCCCCTTGGGGTTCCTCGTCGCGGAGACCATCAAACACTGGGACGCCGTCAAAACGGCCTTCTCAACGGCGATCAACGCCGTCAAGGGATTCTTGACCGGCCTGTGGACATCCCTGTCGAACACGTGGGCGTTCAAGGCCATGGAGTCCCTGTTCGTCACCGGGCTCCAGATCATCAAACTGTCCTTCCAGCTGTTCGTGACCGGGGTCACCATTCTGTGGACCCGGTTCTGGAACGGGCTGAAGATCGTGGCTGGCCTGTTCATGGCCGGTCTCCGCGCCGTCATCTCCGCCGGCATGTGGGTCGTCCACAACGTCATCATGCCGCCGCTCAACGCGATCCGCTCGGCCTGGGCCACAGCGTGGAACGCGATCAAGAAGGTTGCGTCCACGGTGTGGAACGGCATCAGGGCCGTGGTTTCCGCAGTGTGGAACGCGATCGTTGGCTTCGTCATCGTCCGGCTGACGGTGATGCGGAACAACTGGGCTGCCATCTGGAACGGCGTCAAGGCTGTTACATCCGCCGTGTGGAATGGCATCTCCACCGTGATCCGAACCGTGTGGAACGCGGTCGTCGGCTTCATCGCTGCACGCCTCACCGTGATGCAGAACAACTGGAGCCGAGGCTTCAACGCCATTAAGAATGCCGCCTCCTCGGCGATGGGCGCAGCCAGGCGCGGAATCCAGAAGGATCTTGACGGCATCAAGGGCGCGTTCTCGACGTCGGTCGGGGCCATCAAGAAGGTCTGGAACGGCCTTAAGTCGATCATGAAGGCCCCCATCAAGTGGGTCATCGACAACGTCATCAACAAGTTCATCAGTGCCATCCGCAAGGTCCAGGGCTTCCTGAAAGTCCCTGGGAACAAGCAGTTCCCGCCCGTCAAGATCCCCGGATTCCGTAAGGGCGGGTATACGGGCGACGGGTCTGCCGACGCCCCGGCCGGTGTCGTGCATGCCGGCGAGTACGTGCTGACGAAACGGGAAACCCGCCGCATGGGCGGGGCCGTTGGTGTGGAGACGTGGAAGCGTCACGCCCCCGGGTACAAGACCGGCGGGTATGTCGGCGGTCGTGGAAGGTTCACCCCGAAGTTCGCGGCCGTCATCCAGAAGGCCGCCGACAGCCTGGGAACCACACTTCAGCTGGCGCAGAGGGGGTGGAACCCTGCCAACGGTCTGTCCGGCACAAGCCATGCCGGTGACGCGCTCGACGTGTCAGGCGGCGGCGATCTGTGGAAGATCCGTGACGCCCTCCGCAAGGTCGGTGTGGCCGCATGGGTGCGCGGTCCGGCGCAGGGGTTCTCGTGGCACGTCCACGGTGTTCCGCAGTCGCCGGCGTTCGGCACCGGCCGTGGCTCGGCCCTCTATCAGGCCATGGACTACCGCAAGGGTGGCGCCGGCCTTCACGGCGTGGGCCAAGCCGACCCGTATTCGCGCGGGTCGAAGATCATTCTCGCCGACGGCTCCAGCGTCGGCGGCGGCAACCTGCTGTCGGATCTTGCCCAGAAGGCGTGGGACAAGATCACGTCTCCAATCAAGGGGCTCGCCGACAAGTACCTCAAGGACAAGCCGCTCGGAGAGACGTGGTCCAAGATCCCCGGAATGGTCATCGACAATTCGAAGAAGTGGCTGAGTGAACAGCTCGGCAAGCTCGGATCTGTCGACGGCGATTCGAACGACTCCTCCAATGGCGGGTCGGGCGGCATGGAGAAGTGGCGTCCGCTCATCATGCAGGCGATGGCTCGTACCGGGTTCGGCTCTGCGGTCGCCGACGTGAACCGGTGGCTTCGGCAGGTGATGTCCGAGTCGTCTGGTAATTCGGCGGCCAAGCAGGGTGTCCGGGATGTCAACTCGGGCGGGAATGAGGCCTACGGGCTGTTGCAGGTTATCCCGGAAACCTTCCGTCAGTACCGCGACCCGTCCTTGCCGAATGACCGTGGGAATCCGTTGGCGAACGCCGTCGCGGCCATGCGGTACACGAAGGCCCGGTATGGGTCGCGTTGGCGCAGTGTGATTGGTCACGGTCACGGGTATGCGATGGGTGGTGACGTGTTCAGGGATGTGATCGCACCGGTTGCTGAGCGTGGTCCGGAGATTGTGACGAGCCGGCAGAACCGGTTCTTGTCGAAGGGCTCCCACGTGTACACCGCATCGGAGACCAGGAACATGCTCGGCGGCAATCAGTCCGCCGTGTTCAACCTGTACGACCAGGACGGCGTGCTGCTCGGCGCGATGTATGGGAAGGCCGTGGATGCGATCGAGGATCGCGGGGCCATGATGGCAAGGATTGGGGCGCGATGACGACAGTGACGCTTCGGGCGCAGTATTCGACGTGGGTGCAGCAGGATCACCCGACGGCGAATTGGTTCCGGAAGACGGGCTACATGAGCCTTTATGGCAAGAGTGGCCGGTCGAATTTCGGTATCGTATGGTTCGCGAATCCGATTCCGCGCACGGGTGGGAATGTGCTGCGGGCAACGCTGACGGTGAAGACACGCCGGATCAACGGGTCTGGCGCGTCTCAGATGACGGTCCAGCTGTGCGACGTGTGGTCGGCTCATTTCGGCTCGGTGAACTGGAACACGCGGCCGTCTGGGAAGCTCGCTCAGGCGTCGCTCAGCAAGTCGAATCCGCTGCCTGATAATCAGACGTGGCAGTTCGATGTGACGTCGCAGATGCAGGCTATTGCGAATGGCGAGCCATTCTACGGGTTCGTGCTGACCACCCAGTCTCAGCATCAGATTCTGGTGCAGGGGAATATGTCCGCCGCGCTGGACCCCAGCCTCTCTGTGGAGTGGATCGAGAATCCGGTGCCGCCGGAGGATCTGGCGCCGTCGACGGGGCAGGCTGTCGGGTCTGGCTCGCCGGTGCTGACGTGGCGGTACCGCGACTATGTTGGCGGGGACGTGCTTGCAGCTGCCCAGGTGCGGACCGGTACGTCGGAGACCACGGTCTCGTCTGCCCCGTCGTGGGATTCGGGTGAGGTGGCGACCACGGTGCCTCAGCTGGACCTGTCGACTGTCTCGGGCTGGACGGCTCCTGCCGCTGACACGCTGGTGTGGTGGCAGGTGCGCTGCAAGGACTCGTCGGGTGTGTGGTCTGGCTGGTCTGATCCGGTGAGCTGGCAGTGGCATGCCCGGCCTGTGGTGACGCTGGTGCAGCCTGACGGGGGCACCTTCTCCGACCCGACGCCGCCGATCCAGTGGTCCGTATCGGGTGACATGCCGCAATCCCGATGGCTTGCGGCTGTGCAGACATTGCAGGGCTCCCGCTGGGTGACCGTCGCATCGTCGGGTGTGGTGGTCTCGAGCGAGACCTCATGGACGCCGGATGTGGGTCTGGCGACCGCTGGCCGGGTGCGCATCATCGTGCAGGCATGGGACGACCGGGCCCGCGAGGCGACACCCGGGTACGCCACCTACGGGTCGGTCGTGAGCGAGTTCGATTTCGCGCCGTCGGACACCGTGGAGTCGGTCTCCAATCTGACGGTGGCCGACATGGCGCCGATGCCCCAGGCGGTGCTCCGGTTCACCCGATCCGAGGTGCCCGACCGCATCGACGTCTACAGGGACGATGTGCTGCTGACCCGGCATGAGGGGCTCGATTTCCTCGTCTCCGGCGACGATTACGAGGTGACGGATGCCGCCTGCCCGAATGGCAGGCACACGTGGAAAGTCTGGGCGATCGTCAACGGCGTCGCGTCGAAATCAAGCGCGGTCACGGCGACGATTCGGCATGCCCCGACGTGGCTCATCGACCCTGAGACTCAGGAGCGGGTGTGCCTGGCCGGCGACACCGACCACGACATGACGATGCCGGAGACGGTGCAGGAATTCTCCCCCATCGCCGGCGGCCGGAAGGTCAAGATCACCACCGCCCAGTACGGCTACGAGGGCACGCTCACCGGCCAGCTTGTGCCATGGCAGGGGATGCCCGAGACGGAGACGCCGCGCCTGTGGCGTGAGCGCCTCATGGCATGGAAGGCCGACCCCGGCCACAACCTGACGCTCCTGATCGAGGACCTGGACTTCCACGTGGGCATCACCGACGTGAACACGACCAGCATCCCGGGGCAGGCCGGGCAGATGTTCAACGTCAGCGTCAAATTCCACCAGCTGGACCGATTCATTTTCGGCGCTGATTCGATTCTGGAGGCGCGGGCATGATCGGGCTGGGGCTGTCTGCCGCAGATCAGCGCGTATTCGATCAGGGGCTCACTCGGGATCATGCCGTCTCGGCGACGGTGCGGATCCTGGACATGGATCATCGGGTGCTCGCGGTGGCCGGGCGTGTGCTGTCGGGGCAGGTGGATGTCGACTCCACCGCCGATGTGGAGCGGTCGTGCTCGGTGGAGGTTCTGGATCCCGACAATGCGCTGGGACTACTGGGGACAGGGCCGACCGATCCGCGTATCGTCGCGAATCGTCTCGTGCAGGTCACCTACGACGTCCGCGTGCCGCAGCTCTCCCGCTGGGTGAGTGTGCCTATCTTCACAGGCCAGATCACGAAGGCCGAGGCCACCGACGGTGGCGGGGTGCAGATCACCGGGAAGGGCAAGGAGTCGCTGCTACTGGAGGGCGCCTCCGGTGGCCGCGGCTACTCCTTTCCGCGCGGCGTACGGAAGACCGACATCATCTCGTCAGTGCTGGCCTCCGAGGGTGAGGAACACCGCCGAATCACCCTGTGGAATGCGAAGACGACAACTGACGTGTGCATTGCCGCGAAGGACGGCAAGTGGCCGACACTCAAGGCGCTGGCACGCTCGCTGACGGCGTCGGAGTCGAATTACCCGTGGCTGGGATACGACGGGCGCGGAATGTGCGTGCTGCGCAGTCATTCCAAGGCCGTGAAGTGGACTTTCGGCACGTCACAGCTGACGGGCGAGCCGAAGGTCGCTTTCGACACGGACCGGATGCGGAATCTGGTGGTGGCGACCGGCAACGACACCGGCGGTGGGAAGAAGGTGCCGTCCGGCACGGCCAGGGCGCCGTCCTCGGATGCCTTCTCCGCGCAGGCTCTGGCGCGCGGTGGTGTGCCGCGCTGGGTGCGCGAGGACATCTCCGGGGATTGGGCGTCGGACAAGGAGTGCCAGAAGGCCGCGAATGAGGCTCTGGCCGATCTTCTCAAGGCCGGGATTGATGTGGAATTCGAGTCGCTGATTGTGCCGCATCTGGAGCCGCGTGACGTGGTGCGTGTGGTGACGGACACGTGGATGTGGGACCTCCAAGTGACGAAATTCACGATCCCTCTTGCGGCTTCGCAGGCTATGTCTCACGGCCGCCACACGCTGGTGGTGCCGAAACTCAAGTATGCGATGAAGGGGCGGACCAGATGACGGATCAGCTGAGTGGCCGTGTGACGTCGGTGGAGTCAATCCGGCAGGGCGTGATCGCCACGGCTTGGACCGGGTCCCAGATGACGGTGCTGAATGCGGCCGACATCGACCGGTCCGGCTGCTATCTCACCCCCGACGACGGGACGACGCTCTACCACTGCACCGGCGATGTGGTCGACGGCGACGAGTCCGACATCATCACCATGGACTCGCAGCCGCCCACCGACTGGCCGACGGGTGGCACTGATGAGGACGGGCAGGCGATTCCCACCGAGGTGCGTCTGGACCTGTGGCCCGAGGTGCTGGACGTGGTGGCCATGGTCGATCCGGGCGACGGCGAGGTGCTGCCCGTGACAGTGCCTCACGCGCTGCGTCCGCTACTGTCCGATGGTCTGCGCGGACCGGAGACGATGGAGCAGGTCGTGTGCTCGCGGCAGGGCACCGGCTGGGTGATCGATGATGTGCTCGGGCTGCGAGCCCAGGTGGGCATGGACGGTCTGTCTGACGCCGTCCAGGTGGCCATCACGTCGGCCAACGGCAAAACCACTATCACGCACTCGACCACCTCCCCTGACGCTGATGGTGTGGTGGCCGGGGACACGTGGATGCAGCACGACGGCTCACTGTCGGCCCCTGTGGTCGGCATGTGGAGCTGGGACGGGTCTGCGTGGGTGGCCTCCGAGCTGTCAGGGGCTGTGCTGGCGGCCATCGACGCCGGGACCATCACCACCGGGGCGCTGAGTGGCATCGGGATCTACTCTCCGTCCGCCTTGTCGACGCCGCGCACCGAAATTGTGGGCTCGACGCTGCGCACAGTCCGTGCCGGGGGTGAGGGGGAGGAGATCACCGGCGTGCAGATCGGCGGTGGCACGGGCGATCAGATGATGCTGCCAGCCCCGGACGGCTCCCCGCTGGCCGGATTCGACGAGGACGGAGACGGCCTGGCGCAGGACATGAACGTCAACGGCACGCTCACCATCGGCGGCGAAACCCTGGATGACATCCTCGACCCTCTGCCGCGCGGTGTCATCGCACGTCAGAAGCTCGGCTCCACCGCATCCGGGAACGGAATCAAATTCCAGTCCGAGCTGGGCTACTACGGAATAACCTTCGACGCCCCAGCAAACCGGCTAATCCACGTGGAATACCATAGCCTGTGGCGCGGATACACTGCTGGCAATTATGAATTCAGGCTGCGATATGAGCGCACTTTTGATGGGACAACGCCCCCGGTGCCAACCGTGAATTCGATTCAGGGTGCATTTGTCGCCTATTCTGGCGTGTCGGGCACGAATAACGTGGACATTGACTACTGGTGGTTGCCGAGTAGCAGTGACGCGACGGTGAGGATGCTGCTCACAGCGAAGGGGACCTCATCAGGCGCGAACGGAGACATCTACACCGGCGACACATTCACCGGCAATTTCACCGCCACCGACTGCGGCACATATACCGCTATCGATGACGGCGAATTCAACACCGGCGGCGGGTCGCCCTACTCGGGTGCTGTGTCGGTCCCCACAGTCCCGGCAGTGAAAACTTACACTAAATCGTGGAATGTGGCCGCGACCCGCACATGGCGCGGGTCCACCGCCGTCTCTGGAAACCTGATGCAGGGCTACTACGGCGGGTATCAGCGCTACGGTCTGTGGCTTTTCGACGGGTCGCCGTCGTCGGCCGTTGGAAATGGCACTGTGACCGGGGCATGGCTCACGATCACCAACGTAGATTTCTCGATGAATCCGGGCGGCAACGGGACGTTGAGGCTCGGGCATTTCGACTCGACAGGGCTTCCTGGATCACCGCAGACATCGGGTGGTGGCGCAGTGTCTGTGGCGATGAAGGGCGGCCAGAAACTTAAAATCACGCTGCCCGCCGGATGGAGGACCGGGCTTGGGACCGGCGCGATCAGGGGATTCACTCTCGGAGAGGGTGCGGGGACCGGCACCGCATTCTACGGGCATTTCTCGCCGTCGGCCGTGCTCACTCTGCAATACCGGAAATGAGGAATGATGGCTGATTTGGATACCGCTTTTAAAATTGTGCACGCCGACTCTTTCGCCGGGCTTCGAGGGCAGATCGAGATGGGCATGTGGCTGGTGGCCCGCGACAGGCTCGCCGCCGGAGTCACCGGGGCCGAGCGTGACAATGCGGTCCGCACCCTCATGGGTGGGTCGCCTGCCATCGACGTGGCGGTCCGCACCGTGGCCACCGACATGACCATTCAGCAGCAGATCATCGACGCCGGCTACGAGCTCGACGACGCCGCGTTGACCGCATTCCTGGCGGACAGGTGGGGACAGATGGCTGGTGTCGTCGCCGGAGACCTCACCATCGCCGGGGCCGGGGAGTGAGCCCGAATGAGGCGCTGGCTCGCAGGCTGTGGACGGCTGGACATGCTCACCGGGCTGCTGGCCGTCGCCACTATCACCATGACCTACATCAAGTGAGGCACTGTGCATTTCACACCGGACCAGATCGGGGCGGCAGTCGGGGGGCTGATCATCATGCTGGGCGCACTAGCAGCGGTCATCGCGAAGGGCTGGCAGGCACTCGCGGACATCAGGGGCGAGGTCAAGCACGATCACGGCTCATCAATGAAGGATGCCAGCGCCCGCACTGAGGAGAAGGTGGATTCGCTCGGCGCAGCGATGCACTCCGTCGAGACCGCTGTCGGCGGTATCCGCGACGAGCTGCGGATCATCCGCCGGGATGGCGCGCAGACCCGCGAGGAGGTCGCTCATATGCGCGACTCGGCCGAGGACACTCACCGGAACCTACGTGAAGGGCAGGAGCGCCTCAGTGAGCGGCTCGATCGCCTCGGGCCAGACCAGCCATGACAGCCATCCCGCACGGGCACTGCACCGGCCAGGTGTGGGTGTGCGGCTGGGACATGCACGAATGCGAAACAAATCAGGAGGACGAATCAGATGAGCAGAGCAGCGTGGTATCCGCGCGCCAACAGGACAGCTCAGAATTTCCAGCCAGCCCTGAACCGCCCGGCGATGCGCACCGTCAACGTGCTGGTGCTGCACACGACTGAGGGCACCTCGTGGCCGGGCTATGCGGGCGGCCGGCAGGCCCCGACCTTCACCATCAACTGCACGAGCGGGGCGCCTCAGGTGCGCCAGCATTTCCCGCTGCCGTGTGCCGCCATGGCGCTGGTGCAGCCGTCCGGGAGTCTGTCCACCAACCGGCTCAATGTGGCTCAGGTGGAGCTCGTCGGAACGGGCGGGTGGGCCAGCCCCGCCAACAGAAGCCGCCCCTACACCGTCTCTGGGCCTCACACTGACTGGACGAGGCCCGACGACATGATGCTCCGGGCGGTTGCTGATCTCATTGCCTGGCTGCACAAGGAGTGGGAGGTGCCCCTGAAGGCGCCGATCCCGTTCGACAACTGGGCGGGCAACAACACCCACCGCATGACCGCCTCCCAGTGGGCCGGTTTCACCGGGATATGCGGCCACTCCCACGTGTGGGGCAACTACCACACCGACCCCGGATCATTCCCCATCGCCGCCTGCCTGAAGCTGGCCGCAGGCGGAACCGTATCAACCAATCCTCAGGAGGATGACATGCCCAGCGTTTCCGACATCTGGAACGGCAAGCTCCCTTTCAAGGCCACCCCGAAGGACGACCGATTCACGGCCGGACGGCTGCTCGACGAGGCCGCCAGTCAGGCGACTTTCGCGGTCCGGGAGGCTCGCGCCGCCAAGGAGAAGGCCGAGCAGATCGACGCCAAGCTCGACCGCCTCATCAAGAAGATGGGGGCCTGACATGACCGCCACTGATGCTCTGGCCGTGATCGCGGCCGCCCTCGTGTCCATCCTCGCTACCGCCGTGGTCGCCCGGCCCACCATGTCGGCAGCCGCCAAGCGCGGCATCGCCCTTGTCCTCGCCGTCGTACTCGGCGCCGTCGCGGCCATCATCTCCGGGCAGATCACCGGGATCCCCGAGTCCGCCGTCGCCCTGGTGCAGAAGATCATCATCAGTGCGGCCGCCGTGGTGGCGGCGGCTCAGGGATTCCACCGGCAGCTCGCCGGCGCACTCGGCTCCCTGTCGGCCGCCACCTCCCCCACCCACTCGGTGGTCGAGGTCGCGCCTGCCGACGACGACATCATCCACCTGGATGACGAGGAGGCGGAGATCCCCCGCCACTCCGCAGACGAGGATGAGGCGCCCTCCGTCATCCCCGACGGCGAGGGCGTCGCCCGCAACTGACCCCGGAACGAAAGCCCCCCGTCTCGCATTGCGCGAGGCGGGGGGCTTTCGTCGTCTCAGAACCCCCGCATACGCGGGGAAGATAGTCGCCACACTTCCAGAAGCGCCCCCGCACCATCACGGTGCGGGGGCGCCTTTCCTGTTCCCAGAGGGACGTTGTCAACGGGACCCAACGGGGAGGAACCAGTTCAGGGTATCACTTCGTCTTCTCGCAGATCGCCTTCACGGCCGGCTTCGACATCTTGAACTCCTTCGCGATGCTGTACATCGTGTCGCCGCTGTCGATCGCTTCACGTATGAGCAGGTTTCGGTCGAGTCGGGCCGCTTCGATCTGGTCTTCCAGATCCTTGACCCTGATGATTGACGCCTTGATCTTGCCACGTAGTCGGTTGTCCATGGGTCTCCCCTTCCTGGCCGAGTGCTAGGGCCCCGGATGCCGGAGCCCTTCGCTCAGCCCTCCATCTCGATTATCAGACTCGCCGTTTCGAACAGCTCTATCTCCAACTTGGCCGCCGTGGTGCCCATGATCTTGGCAAGCCCCCGCAGTAGGTAGGTGCTCTGGTCCTGCACCTCTCGCATGGCCTGGCGTTCGCGAGTGCCGGCTGGGTACCTGAACTCCCGGTCTATTGCACACCGTCGGTCCGCAATGAGTTGAGCGGCGGTGAACCTCAGGTTGTTGGCCTCTTCGGCGGTCATGCTGTCCTCCTAGTTAGTCCCGTTGACACCCATTAGTAAACCACACTGTCTAGTGTCCGTCAAGACAAGGGGAGGGCCCCGGGGCCTTCCCTGGGGCCCACTCGGGTCAGTGGTAGCTGACTGGCGCCGCCTCGTAGGCCTCTCGTCGCGACATGCCGAGCCGCAACCGCGCGGCCTCGTACTCTTGCGCTGACTTCCTGGCACCCCGCCACCACATGTCCGCATTCGCGAAGTCCTGGCGCCGGGCGGCCCGGTTCGATCTCTCCATGGCGTCGCGGATCTCCTCGGCGCACTCAGCAAGCCGGCGCCGGTCTTGGCGCTCCCGCGAGTCGATCATGGCTGCCTCCCGAGGGTGCGCCTCCCGCCATGCCTGCCGCTCCTCAGCGGCCCTTTCCAGGGCCCTGAGCAGATCCTCAGTGGGTGTGTCGGCGCTCATGGCCGGCTCCTTCCTGGCGCCTACTGGCGCCGATAGAGAGGTCCCCGGGATCTCTCCCGGGGACCTTGTTGATCAGTTCCAGTAGCGCGGGTTCATCGGCTCCGGCCCGTCCCAGTCGAGTGCCAGCCCCAGCCGGGCCAGATCCTCCGGGCCCAAGTCCTCACCCTCCCAGTGGGTGACCTCCCGGCGGCCCTTGAGGTAGGACACCGTGACATCCCAGTAGTCCGAACCGTTGAGCCGGATATCAACCTCCATCCGGCGGGGTCGGGCGGCCCGTTCCCCGTTCGCGTTGAAGGGCAGGATGCGGGCGGTGAGCACCAGGCCGGCGGCGCCGTTGCTGCGGTAGCCCCGGATCTTGGCGCCCAGGGTCATGAGCCCTGACAGGCCGATCTGTCGCTTTGCTTCGGCGCCGACCTCGCGGCGGTACTGCTGGTCACTCTCGGTGGCGGTGGCGGTCATGTCGTCCTCCTTGGTTGATGTCCCGTTGACAAGTATTAGTAAACCAGCCTGCCTACCGGATGTCAAGCCGACACAGCGAAGGGCCCCGGGATCTCTCCCGGGGCCCAGGGACCCCACTCAGTAGCCACTCTCGATGCAGTCGAGCTGCCACCTGGCGTCATCGGCGCAGGAATCAGGGCAAGGGCACCCGTGGGCTGCGCAAGCGTCGCGCAGCGGCCCTACAGTCCATTCGGGAACCGGCTCCCCGCAAGCGTCGCAGGCAAGACCGGAAGGGTTGTCCCGCGTGATGCCGGCGTTCCGGGCGGGAGAGTGGCAGCAGTCAGTCAGAGGCCAATACTCGCGTCCCGTCTCATGGCCCTTGTGGGCCCTCACAGCGAGCGTCACCCAGGTCCCGCACAATGTCTTGGTGCGGTAGTAGGTGGTGCCGGTGGTGGCGATGGTGTCCATGTTGTCCTCCTCAGGACTAGGTGGGAACCCGTTGACATGAACTAGTAAACCACTATGCCTACCGGGCGTCAAGCGATCAGTGCGGCCGGCGCTTTCGCGCGCGTTTCCGGTACAGATCCGGTACAGGTCAGATTGAGGCCAGCCCACGGCATCCCTTGTCAGAGCTGTACTCAGTACATCCGCTATCGGACGTCGCAAACCATCGCAGACCATCACAGGCCATCGACGCCAAGCATGAGAAAGGGCCCGCTGGCTAGGCGTAACACCTACCAACGGGCCCTGGCAACGGGTGGAGCATAGGGGATTCGAACCCCTGACCTTCTCATTGCGAACGAGGCTTCACGCCTTGTCACAGAGACGGAGTACAGATCCAGTACAGCACCCGATTACGCCGTCGCCCTCTCCGACGCCACCAGGGCATCCAATCGTGCCGCCACATCGTCCAACGCGCGATCCCACAGGTGGCCGTACAGATCCAACGTCATCTTCGCCGACTTGTGCCCGAGCATCCGCTGCACGGCCTTCACGTCGGCGCCCGATGTGATCGCCAGCGACGCCGCCGTGTGCCTCAGATCATGAATCCTCATGCCCTCCAGCCCGGCACGGTCTCGGGCATCCCGGAACACGCGGGCCCTCCAATTGTCCGGATCGAGCCGCCCGCCACGGCTGTTCGTGAACAACGGCTCCCTTGACGGCCTGTCAAGGTCGAGCATCTTCAGCACGAACCCGGGGGTAGGAACGTCGCGGCTGTAGCCGTTCTTCGAGAACCGGACCCTGAGACGCTTCGTCTTCGCGTTGACGTCTCCGACGTTCAGGGCGCAGCACTCCGAGATCCTGGGGCCGCACGTCCCCAGCAACCACACCATGGCCTGATACGGCTTGCACTCCTCGGCCAGGCCGCCGAGTTGCTGCACGGTCAGGAACCGTGCCTCGTGCGGTCGTACACGGCCAGCCTTCACCCGGGACAGGTCAACTCTTCCTTCCACCGATCCTTTCAGACACTGGACAACGTTGGACTTCAACGCCACCGACGCCGGGCCTCGGGATGATCTCAGGTCGGCGATCCAGGCCTGCACGTCCCGCTGGTCGAGGTCCGATACGAGTAGGTCTCCCCACTTGCTGGTCACGTAGCCGGCGGCTTCGCGGGCTGTGGTCTGTGCCTTCTTGGTGAGTCCTGCTTTGCCGTCGAGCCACTTGTCCACGGCTTGCCGGACGGTCTCTGTGTCTTCGGGCTCCGGCAGGCCTTCGTTGATACGCCTCGCGTTGATCCGGTCGGCTTCAGCCCGGGTACGGCAGGAGACGGATGGCCACCCCGGGTTGTGGACCCTCCACCGCTTCCCCGTCCCCCATCGCTTCGTGTGTTGCTTGTTCTTGTTGAGCCACAGGTCCTGTACGGCCATGTCAGGATGCCATCTCGGCCTGCAACGCCTGAAAGTTGTTGACGAACTGGTAGGCGTCGGCCTGCTGCTTCGGCTTCACAGGTAACTGGACGGGCTTCTTCCCGGCTTCGATGATGAACACCCATGCGCCGGCCTTCTGCTTCTTCGACATTCCGCCGATGAGCGCCCCGACGGCTCCGGCGCCGAACGTGACAGCCCCGATCGCAGCGCCACCGAGCACACGGGTGGCGGTCATGCGCTGCACCTGGCCGCCCTGGACCAGTTCTATCTGCGTGTTGGCGGGGTTGATGGTGCGGTGCCCAACGGTGACGGTTCCGGCCTTGATCCGGGCGTCTGCGAACTCGACGTCGTACTTCCCCCACTTCTTGGCGGCGGCGTTCTGCTGGTCTGCGGCGTCCATGATCTTCTGCCACGCCGACGGGCCCTTCCCGGCCTTCTCCTGTTCGGCACGTTTGGCCGCCTTGGCCTCTGCTTTCGCGGCGTCCTTGGCCGCTTGGTCCTCCACGGCCATGTCCCATGCTTCCCTCATGCTGAACTTCTTCACGATGGTGCCCTTCCTCATTGTTGTGGTGTGGTGATGCCGGCGGCGCGAATAGCTGCCCGTTCGGTGCTGGTGAGGTGGTCGAGTCGGCACACGAGGATGTCGTGGGTGACCCACAGGTCTTCGGCGACCTCAGCCCAGGTGTGCCCCCAACTGAGAGCGTCGACGATCTGGTTGACGTCCGGCAGGAGGAGCCGTGCCGTCTCCTCCCTGACCCGGTTCTCCACGGCTCGTGGCTGACGGCCAACGTGGTGGTGGCGGATGTGGACGAGTTCGTGGGCGAGGGTGCATCGGCGTTCGTGTTGCAGTAGTCCACGGTCGAGCCAGATGGTCCTCTGCCCGTCGGTGCATCCTCTCAACCGTCCGGGTAGGTCGGCCCATACGAGCGTGAGGTCGGGGCGGTGATGTAGATAGGTCCACGGGTCAGGCCGGGTCGTCGTGTTCATTCTCGGCCTCCCAGCGTTCACGATCGGTCATCCCCTGGGCATCATCGGCGGCCAGATCGAGGAACGTCTGATCGACAGTCTCTAGGCGTGTTGCTCTTTCGGCCTCATTGAGAAGCTGTCCGGGGTTGAAGCCGAAGTACAGGGCAAGCGGGACGAACGTCTCAACAGCCATGCTGGAGTCGCCGGCACATGCCCGGACGATGGTGGCACGTTTCACACCTGACTCGGCCGCCACCTTCGTGAAGGTGCCACGCCCCGCCCTCGCCTCAGCGAACTTGCCCGCGATGTAGCGAGTGATCGGCCCCGTCAACTGCTCTCGTCCCATGCTCAACATGTTCCCATTTAGGAAGGTCAGAGGTCAAGGGTTGACACGGCGTTCCTAATTAGGAATGATGTGGGCCATGAGCAACCCAAGAGAGCGACTGGCGGCGGAGGTCAGGGCAGCCATCGGCAGGTCCGGCCTCCATCAGAGCGAAGTAGCGGCAAGGGCCGGCATGTCCCCGAGGGCCCTGCGGAACAAGGCGTGGGGCATCACGAACGTGTCGGTCGAGGACATCGGAAAGATCGCCCGGGCAACCGGCGCGAACCCGGGCGCGATGGTGAACGCCGCGTTCGGCATCGAGAAGGAGTCGGCGGCATGAGCGATGAGCCACTGTGCACCATCCGGGAGGCGGCCCCGCGTATGGGGCTGACGGAGAAGAAGCTGCGCAACATGTGCGCCGCCCGGCAGGTCGACCACATGGAGGTTCCGGGCGAGACCGGGCAGCGGGTGTTCTACCGGCTGTCCGAGGAGCAGATCCGGGCATGGGTGAACGCCCACACGGTGAGGGCGGTGCGGTGATGCCTCTGTTCACGAATGGGGGTCTGATCCTGCTTCTGCTCCTTGCCGGCCTCATCGTCGTCGTCATGCTGCTGATCGCCGACGAGCACAAGGTGTCGGAGCGGCTGTGGTGGGACTTGGTCTACCGGGGCTCCGATGTCAGCGAGGACGACCCACCGGAGAAGGAGGGGGCGGCGTGACCTTCCCGATCGGGTGCGATCCCCGGGACTTTCCCCGCTCACCCGATGAGGACCTGTACTGCCCCAACTGCCGGGGCGCCGGCTGCACCGAATGCGGCTGGTCGGGAGTCCTCACACCAGAACAACGACGAATCCGTAAACAGAACGAAAGGGCATGGCGCCATGAACGCTGAACAGATCAGCAAGAAATCCGGCTACTTCCAGACCGTCTTCGAGTGGGCCCAGAACCACGCTGACCTCTTCACCGACTGCTACGACGTGTACCCCGGTGTATCCGTCGGCCACGGTCACCTGGAGGTGGTCGGCCAGGGGAACATGTCGGCGATCACCCTCCCGGACGGTATGGCGTGGGAGTTCGACCATGAGGACAAGCGTCCGGACGGTTCCACTGATGCCCGCTACTTCTCCGCCTCGAAGAAGGACGGGATCGTCACCGTCACCTTCGTGGGAGTCGTCAAGGGCGGCGACAAGTGATCGAGCACAAGAACGTGTACGAAGCCTGGTCGGCGGTCATGGCCGACGTGCAGGCCATCGGCAAGAGCGAGAAGAACCGGGACCAGAACTACAGCTTCCGGGGTGTGGATGCGGTGATGAATGCCGTCGGCCCGAAGCTGCGGGAACACGGCGTCATGACGATCCCGCAGACGCCGGAGGTGGCCATGTCGGATGCGGGGACGTCGAAGCGCGGCACCCACATGCACCGGGTGATGGTGAAGGCCCGATGGCTCGTGGTCCACGTGACCGGGGATTCGTTCGAGATGTCTGCGGCCGGCGAGGCCACCGACTTCCAGGACAAGGCGACCGCGAAGGCCGAGTCGGTGGCGTACCGGACGGCCCTGTTGCAGGCCCTCTGCATCCCCACGTGCGAACCGGACCCTGATCTCGGGCCGGAGATCGGGGACAAGGACGCCGCCAACCTTGTACTGAACGCCTGCGGTGGCGACGTCGACCGGGCCCGTGACGAGGTCGAGAACGCCGGCGTCAAGTGGAGTGATGCGCAAGGGCTGGTACGACTTGCCGCCCAGATCAACAGCAGGGCTGTGCAACCCCCCCAGGCCCCGAAGACCCCCAAGAACCAGCAGAACGGAGCATGAACGTGAATCCCGCAGAGAAGTATGCAGCCCTGAAGCTGCTGGAGGCCGGCCTGAAGTCGGCGCTCGTGGAGGCCAAGGCCGACGTCGAGGCGTACGCGACCGCGACCGGCGCCGCGTCCCTGAAGACCGACTGGGGGAAGGTGTCGATCGCCGAGGAGAAGTTCAACCCGCAGGTGGCCGACTCCGGACGGTTCACGGAGTGGGTGAAGGAGAACGCGCCCGATGAGATCCAGGAGTCCGTGAATCCGGCGTACTCCAAGGCGTTCCTGTCCCAGTGCGACGTCGACGACGAGACCGGCGCCGTCTCCTACAAGCCGACCGGCGAAGTGCTGCCGTTCATGGGCCTGAGGGTGTCGGGCGGCTACGCGAGCGCCCGGCTCGCCAAGGACGTGAAGGGCAAGGCGGCCGAACTGGTCTACGACCGGATCGCCGACCTTCTCCCGAAGGAGCTGGGCCGTGGCTGACGTGCTGAATCCGGTCGACGTCGAGGCTGCCATCCGAACCGTGTCGGAGCGGATCTCCAACTCGGTGAAGGTGTGCTCGCAGCGATACACGGCGTGGAAGCAGGCAGACCAGGTCTACGACAAGGCCTACGCGGTCGCCTACATGGCTCATCAGGGTCCGGCGCATGAGAAGAAGTACGCCGCCGAACTGGCCACCGAGGATGAGCGCACCGCCCGGGATTCGGCGGACGCCGCCTACCGGTACGCGGACCGGCAGTCGAAGGCCCTCCAGGACGAACTGCGCGCCTACCAGTCCATCGGGGCGAGCGTGCGCGGCATGTACCAGGTGGCGGGGAGGGGCGAGCAGTGACCCCCCAGCAGCGTCAGAACGTCATCGAACGTGACCAGCATCGGTGCCAGCGGTGCGGCCGAACTCTCACGGGATTCCCGTACAGCATCCACCACCGCAAGGGCCGGCACTGTGCCGACCCGGACGGCATGGCGAACCTCATCTGCCTGTGCGGCACCGGAACGACGGGATGCCACGGGTGGGTACATCAGCATCCGGCTGAGTCCTACGAGCGGGGCTTCATGGTTCACCGCAACCAGCTCGCCACCCCGGAGCAGGTGCCGATCCGAACCGCATACAACTCCATCCTCCTCACGCCTGACGGGAAAGTCCTCCAGGCGCCCACAGAAAGGACTATCTGATGGCCAACGACACGAGCATCACAGTGCAGGGGAATCTGACGGCAGACCCCGAGTTGCGCTTCACCCCGAACAGCAAGTCTGTCGCGAACTTCACGGTCGCCTCCACCCCGTCCAGGTTCGACCGGCAGTCGCAGCAGTGGCAGGACGGAACGCCCATGTTCCTCAACTGCTCCGCCTGGGGCGACTTCGGCCAGAACGTGGCCGAGTCCCTGTCGAAGGGCGATCGGGTGATCGTGCAGGGTCTCCTGAGAGCCCGCAACTACACGGACCGGGACGGAAACAACCGGACCGCGTTCGAGATCGACGTGAAGGACGTCGGCCCGTCTCTCCGCCGCGCGGTGGCACGGCCTCAGAAGTCGGCCCCGCCGGCGCAGCAGAGCAATCAGCAGTGGCAGAACCAGCAGCCCCCGCAGTGGGCCAACACCCCCCAGCAGCCCCAGAACCAGCAGGCCAACGTGCCACAGCAGCAGACTGTCCAGCCGCCACTACAGCAGAACGGCGGAGTGGACCCGTGGGCGCAGGCCACCTCGGAGGAGGCGCCGTTCTGATGCTTGACGCACTCGACAGGGTCCTGGCGAAGAGGGCCCTTCAGCACACGGAGCGGCGGGGGGACTGTCTCGTCTCGTCTCGGATGCCGGGCAGCCGGAGGCCGGTGGTGTCGGTGAAACTCGACGGCCAGCAGAGGACGATCAGAGTCCAGCGCGCGGCATGGATGGCCTGGCATGACGAGGCCCCTGACGGCCGTGTCACCGCAACTTGCGGGAACGTCCACTGCGTGGCTCCTGGCCATCTGGTCCTCAGGTCGCTCATGTCGGATGACGAGCTTCGACATGAGGTGGCGTTCGTGCGTGCCGGCGGGCGGCCGTGGCATGAGATCGAGAAGGCCGTGGGACGCCCGCTGGGGACGATCGTCGACAAGCTCCGCGCCGGAGGCGCCCCCTACCACGATGTGGCAGCGGATGCCAGCCGTGAGGAGCGTATGCGGGAGAAGGCGGCATGACGTCACCCAGCCGTTATCGCGGCAATAGCGATGCTTCCCGTGATCGCCGTCTGTGCGAACGGACTGTTCATGACCTTGGTCACCTTTTCCAGCAGCATGCGCCACATCTTGTGCGCCTTGCCGCCGTCTTCTTCGCGGACCACAAGCAGCCGCTGCAACGCTCCAGCGAGCTGGTCCGCCCACCCTCGAACATCACCGCAGCCTCTCACGCGCACGTCGGAGATCGCCTGGTCAAGGTTGCCGAGAAGTGCCAGCAGATAGCCCTTCTCCTCCTCGGAGAGGTCGGCGCTCTCCATGACTAGGTCACGCAACTGGAAGTTGAAGTCCTGCAACTCGCGAAGCTCAGAGCTGGCGGCGACCATCAATTGTTCACCGTTGAGTGCGGAGGCTACGGCTCCCACGGCAGCGACCTCGGCGCCGTTCAGGTGGGTGTTACTAGATCCCAGGGCCTGCTCCATGGGCACCGACGTGGACAGGATCGCCCGGTGGACTCTATCGGCCACTGCCGACCATGACTTGGCGGTCAGGTCGTCCCGGCCCTCCAGGCGCTGCTCAAGATCCCGGGTCCATTCGACGGCTTCGACGTGCCGCGCCCACCAGTCATCCCCGCCCCTGGCATTGATCACGCTGGCGCCCCTGGGCGTGACGGCCCATTTGCCAAGCCGGTCGGCCAGCCTCAACAGATTCGACTCCATGGCCGGATCATCTCACAAAACCTACCCCGGAAAGGATCACGATGTCACGCACCAGAGCCAGCGCTAAGGCAGCTGGCCGGAGCTTCGAAACGCTGATGGCCACCTACTTCCATGACACGGTTGACGACCGTATCGAGCGACGCCGCCAGGGCGGCTCGAAGGATCGCGGAGACATCTCCGGCTTGCGTCACATGGGCGGGCGGGCCGTCGTCGAGTGCAAGGACCGTGCCCGGCTTGATCTGGCCGGGTGGGCCGCCGAGGCCGAGACGGAACGCGGCAATGACGACGCCCTTGTCGGGGTGATCGCCCACAAGCGTCACGGAAACGCCAACCCGGCCGACCAGTGGATCACCATGACGGCCGGCAACTTCGTAGCGCTACTCAATGGCAACAGAGACCACATGGAGGAGAAATGAAACTCGCATCGAAACTTCCCGACGGGGAGAGGAACGGCCTGTACGGCATGGAGAAGGCACTCCTCCAGAATCCGAGCGGGCAGCAGGTTGTCGTCATGGTCGTCGACTGCAAGTCGGTTACCACGGACATGGACACCGAGGAGCAGCAGGCCACGGCCCGGATCAAGCGGGCCGAGTGGATCACCGACGATCTGGAGACGGCACAGCGGCTGTTCGAGAACGCTGTGGCGAAGCGCACCGGCCAGACGGTGTTGCCGATCGAGCAGGCCAACGAGATTGACCGCGTGTTCGCCAACATCATCGACCCGAACACGGGCGAGATCCTGGGCGGTGCCGACGATGAGTGACCGCGACGACCTGGCCGAGATTTGCGCCGACTCATTCAGCGGAGCAGACCGCGCATACGGGGAGCACTACAAGCTGGTCGACAAGATCATCGCCGCCGGATTCCACCGCGACCGCACCATCACCACCGCCGAGGAATTGGACGCGCTGGGCGACGGCGCCGTGATCCATGCGGTCCATACCGGCGATGTCTGGCAGAAATGCGACTGCGGAGAATGGGTGCCCATCGGCGTCGACGACTCAGAAGACGCCGAATGGATCAATGAGACAAGTGGCCCCTTCACCGTCCTGCACGAGGGGGCGCGTGATGAGTGACGACAAGCTGGACGAGCGTATCTATCAGGCCGCATTCGACCGCCATGTCATCATCGACCGCACAGGCTGCAAGGCCCTTGCTGCCGCTGCCCGCGCATTCATCGCGGACGAGATCCACTGGGAGGCCGACATTCGGGCCCGCCGATGCATGGATGACGGACAGCCGGAGGGAACCGAGGTCCACATGCTCAGGATCGCCGAACAGATCGCACGAGGAGAGACGAAATGAACGACGACGTGGAATACGAACTCACCTTCACCATCAACTTTCGGCGCGACGGCGACACAGTGCAGGAGATCGGCTTCGGGGGAATCCTCGGCGACAGCCTCGAATACCTGGCCCACGTGCTCGGCACGATCATCCAGACCCACGCGTGGGAGACCGAACAGCAGCACCCCGACCCGGAGGACGTGCCCGAGAGGGCCATCGACTACATGCCGATTGGAGACGCGAAATGAACCACCAGAAAAATGCCGAGAGCTTCCTGGATGACGCCGAATGTTCATTCGGCGAGGGGAGCATGGGTGCTGGCAATCAATACGTCGCCCTCGCCCAGACGCACGCGATCCTGGCCGTCGCCGAGCAGCTGAGGATCGGAAACCTCATAGCGCTCACCAATGCCGGGTCGAATCCGACCGATGACTCGGCGGAGTGGGGACAGCAGGACGAAGTGAGGAGGCGCGCATACAACGGGCTGATCGACTTCATGGAGTACGACCATCTCACCACCTATCCGGTGCTCAATCCCCAGGTCGCCGAGGCGCTGGGAATCGAACAGCCATGAGCACAACTCAGGATGCGCTCCCTATCGACGTGCACCAGCTCGACCGGAGCGCCATTCGGGACGCCAATCGGGGAATGTGCACCCGCTCCGATGGATGCCGTGAGGAATGGGTCGACACCCTCTCATGGCTCCAGAACGACACCTGGCTCCGCTACCCCGACGTCAAGGCCGAATGGTCACGACGCAGGGACGCCGAGCACTGCCGCCGCTGACCGGCGCACCGTCCATCACCCCGGTGGTGGGCGGGACGCTGTCAACGACCACGAAAGGAAAACACCATGATCATCGCCAGATTCACCGCCCTGTGCCCCGCCTGCGGGCTCACCATCGCCGAGGGCTCACACATCGAGCAGGACCCCGAAACGCGCCGCTGGGTGCACGCCGGATGCCTCGACGAGCTGCACGACACTCCGCGCGAGAACCGCACCGTCTGCCCCGACTGCCACACGACCGTCACGGTCACCGGCGCGTGCCTGTGCGAGGAGGACGCATGAGACTCTCACACTGGTCCCGCCACTCCACCCTCACCCCCCATTCGGTCGATCAGTCCCCCGAAGGACGCGGTGACAAGCCGCGCGGCCTGTGGGTGTCCGTGGACGGCGAGGACGACTGGCCGTCGTGGTGCCACCGTGAGGGATTCGCGGAGGACCGCCTGGTCCACCGATTCCGTGTCACCCTGGCCGACGACGCCGACATCCTCCACCTGGACTGCGACTGGGACA